TTACGTGTCGTGACTAGGTGCTGTGACATTGACATTAGCTGCTCGCTCGTCGCCGTTGTGCGGTAGCTCGGTGGTTGTTACGGTCGTACCTGCCCGTATAGGAATAAGAGAAAGTCGGAAGGTGCCGGGAACTGGTTGGGCCCGAGAGACTTGGACATGATTCCACTCATCACCGCGCAGCAGATTCATTACAGTACGAATATCTTTTTCGTCAGTCCGCTGACCGAAAACAATTTCTTTAATCGCGAACGATGGAAATTCGACAAACCCGGGCTTCAGACGGACGATTCGGTACTCTTCCTCATATGACCATCTTTCAGATTTTGTGTACCTGTTCGCACGCACCATTTGTCCGATTTGTTTTGTGTAAAATTTGTCGGCCACATCATCAGGATACGCCTTGCGCGCCTCTTCCCAAGGTTTGACAAATTTTCCGATGTCCTCAAGCAACTCGCGGAAGACAGCTGCGTATGGCGGGTTGTCGGTATATGCGATGTTTCCTTGGTCGTGTATCTCACTTGCGGGGAGCAGGTCTGTTTCTATGCCGACGGCAATACCAGTGTGGCCTGCCGCATAGTGTGACCAGAGTAGCGCGTCGGTAACCGTCTTGGATAACGACAAAATCCCCATGCTAGATACGAACCGCTGAATCGCTTGATTAAATGTTATCTTACCGCCTTTTTTGTCATCGAAGCGCTTTGAATTCAACAGATTTAGCAAAAAGAATTTCTGAAATCGCTCCTCAGCATCTTCAATATAAATTAACGGAACTTGCGCCAACTCATACTCTTTTTCGATGTCGAGTTGATTATCAAGGGGATCGTTGAGCGTGTGCGGCGCAGCAAAGTACAGCTCTCGGTTGATCAGAATTTCCAGCGCCCGCTGGTCGAAGGCTCGAAATTTATAGCAGATCATCTCTTAGGCATGAACAGTAGAGTTAACATAGGAAGAATGCACCGACAGCACAACCAATCAAGTCGCTTGCAGCGATCTTAAGGAGATCGTTCTCGGCCCAAGGCAATCCGAAAGCAGTCGCTTGGCAACTTCGCCCACAGCCACGCGGTGAGCTACACGTTGTTCTTGAAGTAGTCTGCATCCGGAACAACATACGTAGTTGTTGATTTCACGTAGCCGCAGAATAATCCAAACGCCTTGTCTGCGGCAATATCGCTGGGAGAAAACGTTTCCGGCGTGAATACCATTGCCGCTGACTGGTGGATTATTCCAACGTGAATAAACGCAGCAGTGACGAGTTCTGAGCAAAAGTAGACGCCACGTTCACTAGCAACGTCAGGCTCTGCGCCCTCAAAGTAACCTTTAACTCGCTCCATGAGGTCAGCTTGGTACCGCTCCTTTCGCTCGGAAAATCTCTTCAAGCCCGTTTGATTAAATCTTTTGCCTGAGGCCTCGTCAGCAAAGCTCTCCAGCAATTGCAACCTGGACTCGGTCCAGAGACCATCACCCCGAAGCACAGCGATGTGATCGTAGTCGTCTAGGATCTCCGCCACTGGGAGGACGCGAACGCCCGCGTTGGATGCCTCAAGCGCTCGAAGGTCGGTCAGAGCAATCGCTGCGTGCGAGTAGCCCGTCCCACCGGCCTGCGCCTCTTTTGCAGTCATACTTGAAAAGCACAACAACACGTCGCCAGCCTGGACATCTGCAACCTCCAACTCCATCATTTTCTCCTCTAGTGAATGTTTGTTTTTGGCCGGTACCCGCCGTAGTAAAGCCTACTACCCCTCAATCTGTCATGTGATAGCCGCAATGTAGAATCCGCCGCGAACGAAGAGCGCCACTGAGACAACTACAAGCGACCAGTTGATACCAATCAACGTTTTGTTGAAGCGTGACAGCCGCAGTGCGGATAACGGCTTTTTCCCTATCGAAAACAACAAGACGCCTTGAGTGAAACTGCGAGCAAAAAATAACCCAGTTGCGTAAATTGTCAGCATGCTGCATAACGCGACTATCAGACCACCTACGAAGATATGTGCCCCCGTCAATGCGAGTGTATGGTTAATTGAGGCAGTTCCCGAGATCTGTGCGATCGCCACTATGGCAGTTAGACCAGCGCCATTGAGTACCACAAGGTGCTTTACGACTTCGAACCCCCAATTCATAGCCGCCTGTGTGACTGCGTCACTGAGGGACGCAAGTTGACGTGTCACTGCCGTTTGTGCGTCCACCGGCAAGTCTTTCAAGAATGTTTCTGCTTGATTCGTGTTGTTGTTCATTACTCGGGCTCTTGCTGGCGTTGTTCATCGGCGAACTGTATGAAGACGCGGTTAGCACGTCAACGTGAAGTGTGTATATGCGAACCTTCGCTCGGCGCTCGGTAGTTTGTGCACACTGCCCGCTCCCCAATTTTGAGACTTGACGTGGTCATCTTACCGCGCGATACACTGTATATTCATACAGCGTTATCTGCGCATCATGATCTTGCCCCCATTCGAGCCGCCGCAGTTCGACGCGATGTCGAAATGGTGGAGCGCGTGCACGTACGCCGACGTTCATCGTCTCATTCTCGAGGTGTTACACCTGCGAATGACGCTCCACGAGGTGAGCGAACTTGCCGGCGATGCTGCACGCATGATCGCGTACCTCGAGCAGGCCGACACGCTGAAGTACGGTGCGCCGCTGCGCCGGTTGAAGATCAAGCTCGAGAAAGAGATTTCGCGGGCAGGTAGGATGAGCAGTCCACGCGAGCCGATCGCACCGTTCTCCGACGAGTGGCGCGCACGCGAGGCCGTGAGATGCAAGCTCCGCGATGCCCCCGACCAGCCGGACCCCGGCTCGGACAGGGCAACCAAGCTGCCCGACTTTCAGCACCTGACCTGGACGGATCTGCGCGACGCGTGGAGCGCAACCAACTACCGGGGAAAGGGGCCGCTGACGCTCGAGCAGCGCTTCGTGCTCGAGGTCGTACATGTGCGCCGCGCGCTGCGACGTATGGACAAACTGGTCAACGCGGCCGAGCTGGAGCTAAAGCAAAGCGGCGCTCCTGACTTGTTCGCACTAGATCAGCTCCGCCGAATGATCGACGTCACGCGCTTCGATTGACACAAATTGACGAACGGCGTGCCCGCCAACGAGAGACCGCTCCGTCGAAGATGGTATCTTCGTACGAAAATCACACTCACGAGAGGGCCAATGGCGAAGCGAGCCATGATCTGCGTCGGCGACACGACGACGCATGGCGGACGCGTGCTGGAGGGCAGCGCGACCGCCACCATTGACGGGAAACCCATTGCGAGCGTCGGGCACAAGGTACCTTGCCCGCAGTGCAAGGGCGTCTTTCCGATCCTGCCGGACGCTGGCCGGCGCTACCCGCATCAAATCGCGGGCCGCGACACCGCTGTCGAAGGCATGAAGACCGCATGCGGGGCAACGCTGATCGCCTCTCAATCGTCCGCATCGCTCGACGATGTCGGAGCTGGAGAAGCGACAACAGGCGGTGCGGTCGCAGCTGCAGCAGCGGCGCTCGCCCCGTCACCGACGCTCTGCCTCGAATGCCTGAAGGCTGCGGCCGAGAACGCCGCGACGATGATAGCGCGCGGGTAGTCCTATGACCGGCACCACGATCGAAGCATTCTTCGCCAAGCGCCAACAGCAGTTGACCATGCAAGTGCACCTGTACGCCCTCGTCGACGGCCTCCTATACGCCGACGCAGCCGACGCGTCACCGCTTCAGCGATCGCAGTCGGCAGTTGCGCTGTTCGACGGCACGCCGGACGCGTCACTGGCCGATGCGGGGCCATGGCTGATCGACTACGGACGGGGGTCCGTCGCGATCCGCCAGACACTATCCACCATGGCAAGCGGCTCCACGGGCGTGTCCTGGCTGATCAGCGCATATCCAATCGAATCCCTCGCCGACGAACTGCGCCACCGGCTCGACGTGCGGCTTCCGGATGGGCGCACCGCCCTCCTCCGGTTTTACGACGCCCGCATCATGGCCGACATGGCAACGCTGATGGAACTCACACAGCGCATGCAGTTCTTCGTCCCGACATTCAACTGGCTCGTCGAAGTGAATGGAAAACTGAAGGGAGTGCACCCGCATGCTTGAGCTGACAAGCGAACAGATCTCCGGCCTTGCCGAGATCGATGCGCGCGGATATATCGAACGCACCCGGCAGGATCTCGTCAAAGCGGACCCGAAACTGGCCGACGACAGCACGCTGCCCGCGCGGCTCTGGAATACATACGTCGCGGCTCGACGGCTCGGCATCCAGTCCGACGAGAACGTCGCCGCGTTTCTTCGGATCGAGGCATACGCACCGAAGTTTTACGAGAAACCTGCGACGCTCGCATGGATAACGCGCCCAGGCCGATCGGCCGACGAACGCTTTCACGACTACTTTCGCGTCATGAAATGGCGCATCGAACATCCAGAATTCAACGGGAGATCTCCGAATGGGCGGATTGGTAGTACCGATCATCGAAGCAGCAATAGTCGAGCTGGGACCGGTCTTGGCGCGCGCTGGCGCAGACTTATTGGGCGGAGCGGCGGTAGCGGGAACGGGGAGTCTGTCGGGTGATACCCCAAAGGACGAAAGCAAGGCAAAACCGGACGTACGGGCGATTCCGCGCACGGGCGAAAGCTGCAAGAAGTGCCCACCTGAGGCGGGGAGCATGCAGCGCCGCAACTGGAGCATGAGTGACAACTCCCGAGAGTATCAAGGGCGAATTACGGGGTTCCCCTATAGCGTCGAAGAGGCCTGGAGCATGGAATGGGTCTGGCAGCGCGACTTCGACGGCTTTCGACCGGAAAGCTGTTTGTTGATAGAAGCAAAGGGAAAGTACGATCAGTTCTTGAAGAAGGACGATGTACCGTACACCAAGACCTTTGATGACATGGAGGAGCAGGCTGGAGCTCAGGCCGCGGTTGTAGATGATCATCCTCCTGCGAGGTTGAAATGGTATTTTCAGACGGAGCGGACTTGGAACTACATGAGAACGCCGCTCGCCCGTCTTCGCGTGGAATCAGAATGGGTGCCCTGACAAACATGGAAATCGTTGCGCAATTTCGTAACCCTGCCGATTTCGCCCAGCTTGGCGATTTTGCGGCTCATCTTGTCCGTCTATGGCCGGTGGTTGACGCCATGTCACGCGAGGACGAACGTTTAGGGCAGTGGTGGCTGAAGGCGGATACCGAGGAAGAAGCCCGTCTGTATCCCATGTATGAAGCGCCCGGCATACCTTCGACAGCCGTTTTGGCAGTCTTGGCGCAACGGTACGAAAAAAAGATGGACCTTCCTAAAGTATTTGGCTTCTGGAATGGTCAGATGGACGCGGCCGACAGCGCGAGGCTGAAGTTGGCCATCGATGCGAAGAGGCGCCCCAGCGAGGTAGAAATTGGGCTACCGGCACAAAGCGCAGTCTCGGCGGACGAGCGCAGCTTTGAGGGCGTGGCTAAGATAGTGTCCGCGATGGCCTCGGTTTATGACCCGATGTATGTCTCTGTTTCACCACGAGAGTATTTTCCCCGGCAGGTGTTTGATGACAAGCCGGGCGTTGGCTGGATGCTGTATCTCCCGAAGCTCCTCACGGCTCAGCAAGTCCCGGAAGCACGCGAATTGATTCCGGTTCCCGAAGCCGGTCGGAAGCAGAGCGGGACGATCATTGTGAGCGTCCCGGATGCCGTTTTTTCAGTGGACAACTCCGAACACGTCGAGGTTGCCAACCGTATCGAGATCCGGCTCGTCGACCAGGATCTCCTGCCGGCCTTCGCTGACCTGTAGGCATGATGCCGGCGCGATCGCTCACGCCGGCATCATCGGTTAGAACAGTCCCACGGGCTGCGCCGCGTCATCCCAACTGAAGATGATCAGTTCGTTCCGTTCGACGCCCCTCCCACCTCCGACCGTGTACTGAATCGGCGCGGGCTCGATGTGAAACCCGTCGAATACACGCCGAATGTCCGGGTGATCGTTCAGGCTCACGATTGCCGGACCCTTTAGCGAGCGCAGCGGCACGGCCATCTTCTCGTATTCCTCGAACGGGAACGCCGCCCTGATCATCGTCCTGAACATCCGGGCAACCTCCGCCGCGCCCTTCGACTTGCGGTTGTGCTCGGCGCGCCCCTCCGGTATGCCAAACGGACATCACCCACTGTCAGCGAATCCCCTTGCTGTACCATTACGCCGACAGAGCCGTGGCTTGCCGCTTGATCAGCGCCGGGTCGTTGCCCGCGTTGCGCCCATCTCTCAGGCGCTTCCATTCAACGGCCGCCACCGCGACGGAAAGCGCAGGCCATTCGCCGATTTTGATTGGTCGCATGCGCCCGTCGACGGGCGACTTGCAACGGGAAATCCAGCTGCGACGCGACGTTGTCGCCTGCAGCCGAAGGCCGGGACAACCGTCGACATTCCGATGTGCACCGGGCAAAAGTTGCTTTGCCGTCGCGGCATGCCGACGGCGTAGGCGTAGATTACGGGAAGTCCGAAAAGCTACGTTCGCCGCAAAAATTTAGCAAGATGTCATGACACGGGAAAACTCGATACCGAGCCCCAAAAGGAACGGAAAGCCTTGATGGATAAGGACGTGCAAGAAATTACGGAATCAAAACAGCAGCTTACGGAAGCTGCTTTTAGCAATCACACGCCGATGATGCAGCAATACCTGCGCCTTATCTGACACGGCCCGGCGTATAAACCTACGCCGGGCCTTACGCTCATGCTTCTGGGGATGGGCCGTTATCGGCCGTTATCGACCCTTCTCGGCCATCTGGTTTGGTTTGATGAATGGCGGTTTACCGCCCCAGACCCGTCAGCGCGCCTTTGCCTCTTGTCTGCCCCGTGGCCGGTAATTGAGGACTTGATAACGCCGATGATCGGTCATCTGTTGACGATGATAGTTGGCGGGACGACTTCCGTGCTGAGCACCGTGTTACGCCTGTCGATTCACAGCCTGCGGGTTATCCACGATGATCGCAGCAAGTTCATCAGGCAGTGCCCTGTGCAGTTCGGTAACTCGACAGCCAAGGGTACCACTCCGCGAGATGAGTGCCGTCGAGCGCGGATCATTGGGCGGAATGATTACGTTGCGCTGCCATTCCGGGTGTAACGCCAGCATGTCTTGGGCGAGCTGACGGTAGGAAACCAGAAAATCGTTAGGAAAGTACAGGCTGTATCGGTTGGCCGGTTCCAGAAAATCCGCGACTCTTTGCTGGAGCACAGCGACGGGTGGCCGATTGTCAGCGAACGCCATATTCGCGATAACCCAGGAAGGGGTTTCCATGAGGACATATCCAACATCGTGAAGTGCTTTCAGGCGTAGCTCCAGCATCCGCTCGGCAACCGCCTTCCGTACTCCGGCGCGAAAATTCTCGATGTTCAGTGTCCGTGTGAGTTCGTTCTTGTATTCTTCCACATCCTTGCTTAGCTGGCCTTGGTACGTCGCCAGGTCGCGACCAAGTTCGTGCCGGTAGTGCTCCGCGTCACGCTCTAATCCAGCCGTCAGCCGTTTCGTCAGCCACGCTGTGATCGACTGACGGAAAATCAACCAGACACCGACAGGCAGCACGAGAACAAAGCTGCCGCCGCCAACAGCGGACCAGAATGAAATCGCCAGTGCAGACATGTGGCCCTCGCTCGTTATTGGAAGTCGCGAAATTTTATGCCATTCCGAAAGACCGCTAGTCGTCACGGACCGGTCTTGTAAGCGAAGGAAACGTTTCCTCCCGGTACAAGAATGCAGGCTTGTTGTAGACCTCCACGGCAGCGGTGATTGCGGCAACGGATTTATCAACGAAACGCTGATGAAGTGGCGGGCGCATGATGGTCCCCGTGTTTTTGTAGATTGGCTCGACGTTGGACGTGCATTCCGGGAGCGAGTCAGCTCCGTCGTTCATAATGCCTCACCGCACCGCAGGCAATAAGTCGTGGCCTTCTCGCCTGCCCTTGACGATGGTTGCCTTGCCACTCCAAACCGACCAAAGCCGCTTTGCAGGCCGTCATTTTTTCTATTGAATCAAAACGTTATCGAAATCAGCCATACAATTTAACCACTTTACGGGGATGACGGGCCACTCACGCCCTCCCCGCCCCGCTACTCACGGCCGACAACATTTCTTGTATTTTTTTCCTGATCCACATGGGCATGGCTCATTCATACCCGGCGACTTGTGCCAATAAGTTTGTACCGTGTCGGCAGGATAACTTTGCGCAATGGAAGAGGCGGGCCTAGTCAACGCCTTCTTGCCGGTGAAGATGTCCAGGTCTTTCATTAGTGCCAGCGTCTCTGCTTTCAAGTCTTCCGGCATATCAGGGTATCCCTCAACCACTAGGATGGACTCGGATCCTCCATCAGACTCCTTCGTGTCCATACCAAGGACGACGATTTCGGTGTACTCCGTGAACTTCACTTGAGCACACTGCGCATATATCTTCATCCAATCCATGCGCTCCTTGCGATATTCGCTATAGGACACTTGAGTCTGAAGCCGCGTATAGAGCAAGAAGATATAGAGGCGCTTGGAATTCGACAGTGACGGGGTCGCACGCACTGTCACAGACTTGCTTGGAGCGATGCTGTGAATATCCGCAAGTAATGTGGCTAACCTCGCGCGCGACACTCGATTTTCGGATGCCAAGACACGCACCGCTCGCTCGTGAATACCGATGGACTGGTCCTGAGCCTCGCCGACGGTGGCTGTTACGACAGCCTGGGAAAAGTCATCGGTGAGCCGCTTCCACGAGTCTGCACGGCGACGAGTAGCCGCATGCAGGGCGTAGTCCAGCGACCCCGAATACACGCGCCACATGTGCTCAGCAATTTGAAACGTGTTTCGCATCTCAACAACGGTTGACGGAGCATCCTCGACGAAACCTCCGAATCCCCCTTCGCCTTGGTTGTCTAGATAGGCGGCAAGGAAGTCCTCTTCCCCACAAAAGCTGACCAACTGTTGGGCGCGAACAGCTCGCTCTCGCACGAGAAGGTAGTTGATGAAATCCGGGCCTGTGTCAAGCTCGGTCATCAGCAGTTGCAACGACTCCTCATCGAATATGTGGGCGAAGGTCTTTGCTGGGTCGAAATCACCGATCCAGAACGGATTCGCAAGCATGTCCTTCTCACGGAGAGTCGCATTAAAAGCTAGCGTTCCCGTGCTGCTAAATTCGACTCCCTTTTCTTCGAACTGCGCGAAATAGCGCTGACCTGGCGCGCACGAGTTTCTGCAAATGGCAACCAGGTGCACCCTCAAGTCGGGATCATTTAACGGGAAGGGAAATGGCTGAGTGCACTTCGCGTCAAGGAATAGCGTGCCCCGTCCAGATTTGATGTATGCTTCCGCGCCGCGCAGTTGGTCGACCGAAGCCACCACCGATTTCCGAAACCATCGTGGCCACGCCACCTTGATATCGTTCGTTTCTGGAAACTGGATGTCCTTCTCGGAGAAGATGATTACGTCTCGCCCGAAGAGCACAATAAGGTCGGCCACTTCGTGGGCAAATGTGCGAGCACCTTTCTGGAGCAGACGATGGACAGATGCATAACTCCAGAGGCCGAAGAACGACGCGCTGGCGAGCTTGGCCAACGCTTTCTCCCCCGGCGTGGATCCTTCTTCTTTGTGTATTGGCGTCAACATTGTCTTCGCGGCATAGGATCATTGTGTCAATTTCGCTAAATAATAGCCTTTGCGGTGTGGCGAAGCAAAATGATTGTTTTCCCTCTCTACCCGGCTATTGAGAGTGGGCCGCTTTCGGCTGTCTTTGCTTTGTCACGGATACTCCAATTGCCCCTCAAAGTCGCTTTGCTCGCCCGTGAGTATCCACGTGAATCATATGCGCTGGAGACCGCTGCTCACCCCATAGTTCAGGGTATGGAATGACAAGCGGAATCCTTGCCCAGCAAGCCTTTCGCCCTGTGCTGTAGCAAAGCTGTAGCACGCAAAAAAGCCCGCATTGAGCAGGCTTCGTTGTTTCCGAGACCAGTGTGACCTCAGAAATAGCGTCTCCAGAAGTCGGTCCGGGGCTTTGCCGCAGTAATCGCGTTTATCCAAGTAGCCAACGCTCGAATTTCCTCCACGACTTGCTCATCGCTCAATTCCCCGTTTCGCCACGAAGTCCACACGTATTCGAACAACCCTTGTAGGTCGTCCGGGGCAGCGATGCTGTCATTCGACAGAATGTCCTCGATCGCCTCACCGCTCCACTCTGGATCTCTATTCTCTCGATGTTCTGCTCGTGCCGTCCGCACTTGCATACTGATCTCAATGTGATCTCGCTCCAACTCGACGGTGTAAGTGTCGCCGTGGCCCCAGCGCGGGCTGAAAAGCTCAAACGTAACGTTCATTCTTGGTCGCCTCAAGTGGTTAGATACAGAGCGTCCGGTGACGCTCGACAAGCATACAGCCTGCACTGAACGTCACATTGACTTTTGCTCTGCGGCCATCTCGTCAGCCGGGTACAGTTGCAGCATCGCGCGCGCGGCCTCGACGTTCTTCGTGTGCAGCCATTCGTCGTAATCGGCCGGCCTCAGAATCACCACCGCTCGCTTTTCGTCGCTGGGCTTGTGCATGCGAGCGAAGACGGGATGTCCATCCGCATTGATGGTCAGCATCGACATGCCAATCAGCGAGCGCCCATCGGCATCATCGTAGCGCCGCCAGATACCGGCGACGCAGTACGACCGCCAGTCAGCCAGACCAAGGCGATGCCAGACGTTCTTGCCGGTCTCGTAGCACGGCTCGTAGATCCAACGCGCCGGTATCAAGCAGCGCTGGCCATCCCGCCACGCGCTGCCGTACAAGCGCGACGTGCCTACCGTCTCCGATCGGGCGTTCATGGTGTCGAGCTTTTTCGTCTTCCTGCCCTGCTCGTCTCGCTTTTCCGGCTGCATGAACTTCGGCCAGAAGCCAAACACCGCCTTGACCACGTCGGCGTCACCACGGTCTGCATAGACGATCGGTGCACCATAGTCCGGATACACCTCAAGATCCCACGGATCACGACGATACAGGTCGCCGATACCGATCTTCAGCTCGCTGATGCCCGGATCTTCGTCCGGCGCTCGGTAGTTGGTGCACATGGGCCCGTCCCCACTTTTGAGACTTGACCGAACCATCTTATCCCGAAATATACTGTACATACATACAGCCCTACTCGTTGCGTCATGATTCTGCCCCCATTTGATCCACCGCGGTTCGACGCGATGTCGAAATGGTGGAGCGCGTGCACGTACGCCGACGTCCATCGTCTCATTCTCGAGGTGTTACACCTGCGGATGACGCTCCGCGAGGTGAGCGAACTTGCCGGTGATGCTGCACGCATGATCGCGTACCTCGAGCAGGCCGACACGCTGAAGTACAGTGCACCGCTGCGCCGATTGAAGATCAAGGTCGAGAAGGAAATTACGCGGGCCGGCAGGATGGGCAGTCCCCGTGAGCCGATCGCACCGTTCTCCGACGAGTGGCGCGCACGCGAGGCCGTGAGATGCAAGCTCCGCGACGTCCCCGACGAGCCCGACCCCGGTTCGGACAAGGCAACCAAGCTGCCCGACTTTCAGCACCTGACCTGGACGGATCTGCGCGACGCGTGGAGCGCAACCAACTACCGGGGAAAGGGACCGCTGACGCTCGAGCAGCGCTTCGTGCTCGAGGTCGTCCACATGCGCCGCGTGCTGCGACGCATGGACAAGCTGGTCAACGCGTCCGAGCTGGAGCTAAAGCAAAGCGGCGCTCCCGACTTGTTCGCACTAGATCAGCTCCGCCGAATGATCGACGTCACGCGCTTCGATTGACACAAATTGACGAACGGCGCGTCCGCCAACGAGAGACCGCTCCGTCGAAAATGGTATCTTCGTACGAAAATCACACTCACGAGAGGGCCAATGGCGAAGCGAGCCATGATCTGCGTCGGCGACACGACGACGCATGGCGGACGTGTGCTGGAGGGCAGCGCGTCCGCCACCATTGACGGGAAACCCATTGCCGGCGTCGGGCACAAGGTACTTTGCCCGCAGTGCAAGGGCGTCTTTCCGATCCTGCCGGACACCGGGCGACGCTACCCGCATCAAATTGCGGGCCGCGACACCGCTGTCGAAGGCATGAAGACCGCATGCGGAGCCACGCTCATCGCCTCTCAATCGTCCGCATCGCTCGACGATGTCGGAACTGGAGAAGCGACAACAGGTGGTGCAGTCGCAGCTGCAGCAGCCGCGCTCGCACCGTCACCGACGCTCTGCCTCGAATGCCTAAAGGCTGCGGCCAAGAATGCCGCAACGATGATCGCGCGCGGGTAGTCCATGACCGACACCACGATCGAAGCATTCTTCGCCAAGCGCCAAAAGCAGTTGACCATGCAAGTGCACCTGTACGCTCTCGTCGACGGCCTCCTATACACCGATGCAGCCGACGCGTCACCGCTTCAGCGATCGCAGTCGGCAGTTGCGCTGTTCGACGGCACGCCGGACGCGTCACTGGCCGATGCGGGGCCGTGGCTGATCGACTACGAGCGGGCGGCCGGCGCGATCCGCCAGACGCTATCCATCATGGCAAGCGGCTCCACGGGCGTCTCCTGGCTGATCAGCGCATATCCAATCGAATCCCTCGCCGACGAGCTGCGCAACCGGCTCGACGTGCGCCTGCCGGATGGTCGCACCGCCCTCCTTCGGTTTTACGACGCCCGCATCATGGCCGACATGGTGTCGCTGATGGAATTCACGCAACGCATGCAGTTCTTCGTCGCGACATTCGACTGGCTCGTCGAAGTGAATGGAAAATTGAAGGGAGTGCACCCGCATGCTTGAGCTGACTAGCGAACAGGTCGCCGGCCTTGCCGAGATCGACGCCCGCGGATATGTCGAGCGCGTCCGGCTGGATCTCGTAAAAGGAGACGCGAGGCTGGCTGACGATGGCACGCTACCGACGCGCCTCTGGAACGCATACATTGCCGCGCGACAACTTGGCATTCAATCGGACGACAACGTCGAGGCGTTTCTCCGGATCGAAGCATACGCACCGAGCTTCTATATGAAGCCGGCGACGCGGGCATGGTTCACCCGGCCCGGCCGATCGCCGGACGAACGCTTTCACGACTACTTTCGCGTCATGAAATGGCGCATCGAACACCCCGAATACAACGGAGGACTTGAGAATGGCGGCAGCACTTCCACTGCTGAAAGGAGTAATAGAGGAGCTTGGGCCGGTATTGGTGCGAGCTGGCGCCGCCTTGTTGGGTGGGGCAGCAGTGGCGGGAACAGCCAGCCTGTCTAGTGACACGACGAAGGACGAGAGCAAAGCCAAGACCGACGCGAAAGCGGTGCCGCGTACAGGAGAAAAGTGCAAGAAATGTCCGCCGGAGGAAACTGGCTTTGCGGAAAACAAAAATCACCACATGTCGGCGCGTTCCCGCAAGTATCAGGGCCGAATAACCGGGCGACCGTATAGCGTCGAGGAAGGATGGAGCGAAGAGTGGGAGTGGCTTGGAACAGACTTCGATGGTTTCGTGCCAGCGGAGTGCCTATTGCAAGAGGCCAAGGCGCATTATGCACAGTTCCTCAGGCGCAACGACGAAGGCGAACTCAAGGCAAAAAAATGGTTCGAGGGGTACGAAACCTTGTTCAGCACACTGGAAAAACAAGCGAAGAAGGTAAAACTAAACCCGCCCAGCCGCTTGAAGTGGTACTTCGAAGAGGCCGAATTGCGAGAGTACATGCTTCCAGCGCTGATCGAGAATCAAGTAGCATCCGTCTGGCAACCGTAACCCACGACGATCATGGACATCAGACTCAAATTTAGAGATGACTCACTCGAGCCGACGAACTTCGGGGAAGTCCTGTCACGCATTCAGATCGTGACCGCTGAACTAGCCGCGATCGATCCGACGCTCAATCGCTGGTATGCGCGGGGAAAGAGCCGCGATGAGGCACTGCTATATCAGGCGTTCGAAGACGGGGCACCGTCTACCGCTATCCTCGCGGTGCTAAAGCACAAATTTGCAGATGATCCGAATACGACATATGTCGCTCTGTGGGACGGAAACGACGACGACGATCGCGGAGCAACCCTCGCATGCCATCTCAACGAGCCGGGCCTTACCAACACATTCGAACTATCGCTGTCCGACAAATCGATTCTCGGCAATCTTGACTCAGTCGTAAGAATCGTTCGAGCTGCAGTCATCGCATTCAAACCCGCATACGTCGCCGTCGCGCCGAGAAGCTACGCGGCACGACAGGTGTTCGATGACAAGCCGGGCGTCGGCTGGATGATCTACTTGCCAACCGTGATCACGCAGCAGCAGGTTCCGGAGGCACGTGAAATTGTTCCAATCCCGGAGACCGGCAAGGCGCAGATCGGCACCGTCATTGTCAGCACTACGGACGCCCCGTTCTCGATGAAGAATCCCGAGCACGTCGAAACGGCAAATCGAATCGAGATCCGTCTCGTCGAGCAAGATCTCCTCCCCACCTTCAAAGATCTGTAAGCGCGATGCCGGCGCGATAGACCGCGCCGGCATCTGCTGTTAGAACAGACACACGGGCTGCGCCGCGTCATCCCAACTGAAGATGATGAGTTCGTTCCGTTCGACGCCCCGCCCACCGCCGACCGTGTACTGGATCGGCACGGTCTCAATGTGAAACCCGTCGAATACGCGCCGAATGTCCGGGTGATCGTTCAGGCTCACGATCGCCCGGCCCTTGAGTGAACGCAGCCGCACGGCCATCTTCTCGTATTCGGCAAACGGAAATGCCACGCCATACCCCTCCGTCTCGTAGTACGGCGGATCCAGATAGAACAGCGTGTGCGGCCGATCGTAACGATCGATGCACGCGGCCCAATCCAAACGCTCGACGAACGTGTTCGCGAGCCGAAGGTGTGCCGCTGATAATTCCTCCTCGATGCGCAACAGATTCAGGCCGGGCGGCGTTGTCGTCGCCGTGCCGAATGACTGCCCTTCCAGCTTCGCACCAAAGCAACTTTTCTGCAGGTAATAAAACCTCGCCGCGCGCTGGATATCGGTGAGGGTTTCCGGGACCGTCTGCTTCAGCCATTCGAACACCTGCCGGCTCGTCAGTGCCCATTTGAACTGCCGCACGAACTCCTCCAGGTGATGCTGCACGACCCGGTAGAGGTTGATCAGCTCGCCGTTGACGTCGTTGATCACCTCGACCTTCGCCGGCGGGCGCAGGAAGTACAACGCCGCCCCGCCCGCAAACACTTCGACGTAGCAGTCGTGCGCCGGAAAGCGCGGGATGAGATGGTCAGCAAGACGGCGCTTGCCGCCGATCCACGGAATAATCGGATTTGCCATTGTGAAAGCCGTTTCAAAACTTGGTGTAGAATCCGGCCCGCCTACCGGTAGGTAGCAGGGCCTTGGCCGATTCACTGGCTCAGACAGTGGAAAGGCGACCGGGGAGCGTGTTCGCGCACGCCCTCCGGTCGCCCTGTTTCTCTCGAGGCCGCCCGGCCTCGCATGCCGCACTATCGCGGCTGATCGATTTGCGCGTCGCTCGTCAGCGCGTCGTAGCTGCGTTCGCACTGCTGGCCGGCGATGCCTCGCTCGTCAGCGATCGTTGCCAGCTCTCCCGCTCGCGCATCAGCCCGGCCGAGCACGTCGGCGAGCAGATCGAGGGCGTCGCCGGCTGACGAGCCTCCGGCCGAAGTGGCGGAACGGCGAATACCGGCGACGAGCGCGGCGACCTGTCTGCGCAGGCCGTCAGCAGCAGAAGCAGCAGCAGCGGCATCACCGCGCGCCTGATCACGTTCTTTCGCAGCATGGGTTGCGATCTCCTGTTGTGCCGCCGATTGGCGGCGATATTCGTCACGCTCGGTCGCCAGCTCGTCGATCTGCTTCGCCTGCGCTGCAACCTTGGCCGACTGGTCGGCGTCCCGGTGGCCCTTGAAATAGCCGCCGGCCGAGCCGGCGACGACGCCGGCAATCACGACCAGCCAGATACGCGGATCGATCCAGCTCATGCGACCTCCCCGCCGGCTGCCTGATACGCCGCCAGCAGATGCTCGATCTGGTTTTCATGCTGACCGTATCCGGCACCCGGCAAACTGGCCCACACGTTCGACACCTTCGCGACCGCCTCGCGAAATCGCCCGGCATCGATCAGCGGTAGCGCACCGTGCTCGCGCAGCTGCTGCAACGCGTATCGGTCCTGTGAGACCGGTCCGAAATCCGGCAGCTTCATCTGCGCCTGATAGATGCGCCACCAGCGATTGAGGATCTGATAGCGACCGGCCGCCGTCGACGGCACCGAGATCTGCCGGTTCAGCACGTTCGGATGCGCGGCATAGCTCGTGAACAGAAGCGGTCGCGACGGCGTCGAGCCAACCAGCACGTTGTAGCCGTCGTCCGACTTCGCGAGCAGCGCCGAGCCAATTTCGCTCACTGCGATCATGTCGAGGAACGCGATGCGATTCTTGCCGCCAGCCGCGGCGATATCGATTCGTGCCATCGTCACTTCTCCCCGAACAGGCGCTTCGCGTGCCGACGCAGCAGCACCTCCAGATACTGCGATCCGATGATGCCGAGCGCGCTCCCGAGGCCGAGCAGCGCGATCGGCGGCAGATCCGGGATCTGCAGCAGCGCGATACCGGCAACCATCGATGTCGCCGAGCCCAACATTGCCCGACCGGCAACGAGCCGAAATGTCAGTTGCTCGCCCCCGACCAGCACCTTCGCGATGCCAATCAGTCCGCCCATGACGATCAGCTCCAAGATCGTCTTTTCGTGGTCTTGCATCCCACCCCCGTTGAAAAAAGAAAAAAGCCGCCCGAGTTGCCTCGAGGCGGCTGCTAAAAACGACCTGCACGCGCTTTACTTTTGCGGTGCCGGCACTACCAGATCGATCTTCTTTTTCGGCTTCTTGCCGTGACCGGCCTTCGCCTTCCCCTTGTTGCCCGCGTTCAGCTCCACCGACGTCTCCCAACTGCGGCCGGCGTACGAGTGCTTCACCGACTCGACTAGAAACTCACCGTCGGCCTCCTGCTTGAAGCCTTTCAGCTTCACCGTCTTCTCGGCCGCGATATCCGTCCGGCCGCGCATGCGCAGGACGCTCTTCGCGGTATGCCGGTTCAGCTTCTCGAGGCGGGATTTCGCCGCCGCCTTCGCGGCCTCCGGGCTGGCGTATGAATGGCGTTCGGTATGAACGGCTGCAGCACCTGGCGGCGCATCCGGGTTCGGGATCGTGAGATCGATCTTCTTCCCGGTCTTCGCGTTGTGCACCTTCGCCCGCACCGCGACGAAGCTCGCCCGGTCCGGAAACGTGATCTCGTAATCGGCGAGATCCGCCGGCGTCAGCTCGATCGACGGCAGCGTCTTGCCGCTCGCGCTCTTGCCGCCGCCGATCGGCCCGACGATCAGCTTGCCCGCCTTCACCGTCGCGGTCGCGCCGTACTGCCGCGCGATGCGCGTGATGAAGTGCAGGTCGCTCTCGCCGAACTGATCGGCACGTGGCACGACGGCCTCGACCGAACACGCGGCCGCCCACTTGTTGCGACGCGCGACGTCGCCGACGATGTCGGCCAGCTTGACGTTCGTCCAGCCGCCGTAGCGATGCGTCTTTGACGTCGCCCGCATGTTCGCCGGCTTGCCGCGAATGACCATTGTGGCCGGCGGGCCGCGCAGCACGATCTCGTCGATCGCGTACTCGCCGAGCATCGACAAGCCCCGCCCCTCCCAACCGAGCGAGACCTTCAGCGTTGCCCCTTTCGGGGGAAAACGCACCTTGCCGTCGCGGTCGTCCAGCTCGATCTCGCAATCGTCCGCCTCGAGGCCGGGCTTGTCGGTCGTCTGGATCCGCAGCACGCGGTCCTGAATCACGCGTGTGATGTCGTCGCCGTTCGCGACGATCTGGAAAATAGCTCGCATTGCTCCTCCCTCACGACCACAACTGGATCGGCTCGTCGCGCGGCACCTCGAGGTCCGGCATCACGACTAGGACACCGGATCTGAATGGCTGCGTTTCTCGCGCCAGCCCCGGATTCGCCTCGTAGACCGCCTCGACGGTGCCGGATAGCGTCCCGTAATGCTGGTAGCAGAGCGTGTCGAGCACGTCCCCGTCAGAGGTTCTGAGCGTCTTCGCCATAGCGGACAAACTCCAGACTGTAGGTTTGTTTGCGAGGCGCACCATCCGACATGATCGCCTCCTGCTCCTCGTCGACGCCCTGCAGATACCAGCGGCCGAGCACGTCGCCCGTGCCGGCCGTGAGCTGGACGGGCTTCATCTTCGCGCCGATCGCGCGCAGCGTTTCGATCTGCCGGAATCCCGCGCCGAGCGCCGGAAACACGACGCCGGACAGCGTGATCGTCTCGCCCCCTTGGCTCACCGCCTGCGCCGCCTCCTCGCGGTTCAGGCGCTCTTGCGACGCGACCTTGTAGCGGGTCGAGCGCCGCAGCTTGTCGAACGCCGCAGTCGACAACCCGAAATGGAACGAGACGCCGTCATCCACCGACAGCGTCAGCAGATGAGGGGTAGAAGACTTTGCGCCATCAAACAGGCCAGAGAAAACCGAGCCGAGACCGGCCGTCTTCGCGAACGACTTCAGCGCCCCCATCGTCTTCTCGCCGACCAACGCAGTGAACTGCGTCTGCACGCCCTTCAACGCACCCATGACGCTCTTTGCGGCCGACCGGATCAGTGGGTGATTCAGCGCTCCCACCATCTTGAGCACGTTGTTCACTGCCGCGCCCGTCGCCGAAAAACTGCGCAGCACTGTGCCGATCTTCGGACTCAGGTCGCCGGCCACGGACAGCAAACTGGTGGCGCCTGACAGCAGCTCCGCCGCCGACTTGAGGTTTCCCGTGGCCAGCTTCGTCAACACCTCGACGGTGTTCCGACTCGCTGCACGGTTCCGGTCGAACACGCGAACCACCTGACGCACGCGCTCGGACGCGATGCTCGCCTGCGTCGCCGCCTTCGTCACGCTCGATACAAAATCCATGCGATTTCCCCTTACAGATGCGGCGCGTCGAACATCGCCGACCGATTGCTTTTCTCAAGCGACTCCGACATGGCCCGCTGGAGCTGCGGATTGAGCTGCGCGAGCAGCTTGTCCGCGATCTGAGCGTCGGCGACACCTTCCACCTTGACGTTGAATGTCGGCGAGAACTGATTCTGCTGCTCCACCTTGAACGGCCGGGCCTGCGGCGAATCCGGATTCGCCGCCGACGCCGCCTTCGCCGCTGCCTTGGCTGCGTCGCTCTCCTCGTCCTTCTTCCCCATCGTCCACCGCGCGAGGGTGGCAAATAACTTTTGCCCGGCGAACGTACCGATTGCACCGCCAACGACACCGCCAACCGCTGCGCCGATCGGACCGCCGGCAAACATACCGATCCCCGCACCGAGCTTCGCGCCGGCAAAACCGCCGGCCAGACTGCCACCGATGCCCGCGAATCCCTCGACCTTGTGCGCGGTCGTGTCGTCGCCCTGCGCAACCGCGTATGCGTTCTTCGCGGCCAATCCGATCTTCAGCAGGGTGGCGGCAATGGCGATCTTCCCGGCGTACGGCGCAATGCGTCCGGCGACGCGACGTAGCGCCGCGAGTGCTCGTCCCCACCGGCCACGCGGAGGAGGAGGTGGCGGACCCGGCGGCCCGCCCCCAGGACCACCTCCGGGACCGCCACCGCCAAAATCTCCCGGGCCACCCGCCCCTCCGCCACCCGGGAAGTTGACGACGAACACGCGCTGGACACCGCCGGCCGCCCCGCCCAACGGGTCGAACCCGGGACCGCCGCCTCCGCCCCCCGCTCCGCCACCACCGGGCCGCACCCTGGTGCCGCGAGAGAGCCAGCGCCCGCGCGCCATGTCGAACAGCCCTCGGCCGATGTTCCCCACCGCACGCGCTCCGCGATACGCGACCGCAGCACCGATGACGCCCACGACAGCAGCAGCCGTCTTGGGCGACGCATCGACCGCTTCGTGAACCTTCTCGCCGGCCTTCTTTGCACCCTTGCCGGCGAGATCCGTAATCGGACGCAGGGCGTCGCCAATGCTGCGCATCGCGTCGTCCCACTGCTGCAGCACCTCGCTCCAGATCTGCTTCGAGGTCGCTCGCCGGTCGGCGAGATCCTTTTCGATTTCGCCGCTTGCCTGCGCCCCATTGCGCTTCAGGTTCTGATACAGCTCGGCGTTCTGCATATAGGCGGTCAACGCGGCCTTGACCTGCATGTCATTGAACAGGTCGCCGGTCTTCATCGTGTCTTCGAAGGCCCGCATCTGCGCCTGCCGCTTCGCCGGGTCCAGCTCCGCGTTCAGTTGCTTCGCCACAGCCGCAAGCTGCGCGGCCTTCTTCGGATCGACACGCTCGATGTACGCCCGCGCGAGCACGAACGATGCCTCGAGCGTCGACCAACCCTTGCCGATCGCCTCCTTCATCTTGGCCTCGTAATCGACGCCGGCTTTCTTGTAGTTGTTCGCGGTTTCTCCCGAACCGATCTTCGAGAACCAGTTCTTCAGGTTGTTCGCCGCCTCGTCGGCATTGCCCGCCGTCTTCATCTGGACCTGCAGCATCGCGCCGAGCTGCGTCACGGAATCCTGCCCGGTGATGCCGATCTTCTTCATTTCCGCCAGCAGCACCGGGAACCACCGCGCCATGTCGGCCGATTCGAACGAACCCTCCTTTCCGAGGTAGGCGATCGCCTCGAGCGCCTTCATCATCGCCTTCGGATCGGTGATGTTCGCGTTCTGCTGCAGCGCCTGAATCATCTGCGCGGTCTCGACGCTCGACGCGCCCTGACCGATCGAGAACTTCGCAACAGCCGGCCCGAAGTTGAGCGCGCGATCGACGTCCATCCCGCCCGCAACCATCTGGTTGACCGCATCGGCCAGCTCGTTGCGGTTCATCCCATTCGCCAGCGCGTCGCGTCGGATCCGATCCGACATCGCGCTTTCCTGCTCCGTGCGCGCGATGCCCGCCTTGATCGCAATATCGCGGATGATCGCCTGATATTGCGCGGACACGACGGCCGGAATTGCGACAGCCGCCCCGAGCTTCGCCGAGTCGGCGGCGGCATTGCGCATGCCCTCCATACCCGCATTAAACCGTTCATGCCCGCGCGCACGCAGTTCCAGCCCGCGAATCGTGCGTCCGAGTCGCGCGTACGCCCGATCGAGCCGATCCACCTCGAACCCGGCCGCACGCAGCGCGTTCAGGTTCGTTTCCAGCCTGCGCCGGATCCCTTCAGCTGCGCTATCGCCGGCCAGGTGCAGCCGGCGAAACTCGGCCTGCAGCCGAATGGTCTCGCCAATCTGCCGTTGCCACATCCCGCGCTCGGTCGCGGCCCTGCGCAACCCTGCGATCCGCGAGCTTGTGTCAGCGAGCGCCCTGCCAAGCGTCGCCGACACGGCACCGCCGATCACGATGCCAAGTGAAATATCCCGTGCCATGTCGGCCTCCGCTCAATCCCTGCTCAGTCTGTTAGCCACCACACCACATCGTCGAGCGTCATGTCGTCAACCGACTGCGGCGTCGTGCTGAACTCCCGCATCATCCGTTTTGCCAGCGCCTTCACGGTCGCGATTGGAAGCCGGACGAGCGGATCGAAAGGAGCTGTACGCACGCTGCATGGCCTCGTAATCGGCCATGTCCATCGCTTCCATGTCGTCGGGAGCCACATCCGCGAGCAGCGCGAACAGGATGATTTCTTCTTGCGCGTCGTCGCCGCCCGCCTGCTTGCTCGCGGTGCGAACATCGCGCACCTTCGGCCGGCGCATCACCAGTTCGTCGCGAACCACACCGTCAAATTTGACCGGATACCGCAACTTGATCTTGGTTGTTTCCATCGTGTGCCTCAAATGAAACGGGGCGACCGCATGGCCGCCCCGTGGATGGTGAAAAAGTAACTTTGGCCGTCACGCCGGCCGGCGTCACATGCCGAGTGCCTTGCGCACGTCGGCCAACTGGTCGACTCCATCGATCACGCGAATCATGTTCAGCACGTCGAATTCATGAACCACCGCGCCGTCGATTTCCATCTTGTAGTAGCTCAGCTCCACCGTGTACTTGACTTCCGATTTATCGCCGGGCTTCCAGCTGCCGGGATCGTACTCGGACAGCATCCCGCGCATGATGGCCGCCACCGCCTTCACTTTGCCCTTCGTGTCGCGGAACGCGCCACGAAACGTGCCGTTGAACGCATTTCCATCGGCCAGCCCGAAGAACTTCAGCACATCGCGTTCGAGGCTTCCCATCGAGAAGCTAGCTTGCAAGGCTTCCATCCCTTGATCGACCTTGACCGGGGCATCCATCCCGCCAGCGCGGTAGTCCTCGGTCTTGAGCTTCAGCTTCGGCGGATTGACTTCCGGCGAGCGGCCTGCGAAGCCGCGCCCGTCGACGTACAACGCCATATTGTTCAGTGTTTCCGGAACCATGTGTTACCTCTTACGATTGCGTGTCGAGCACTTCCGTGAGCCACTGATTCGTGACCTCGAAGCGGAAGATCGGGTTTTCAGCCGGCGGCACGTCGGTGAACCGGATATTCCAGTACACCTTGCCCTGCTCGAGCTGCGATGCCGAGTTGAGCGTCGGATCCGGGTAGACCTCGAAATTGATGATCGCCCCCTGCGCGCGCAAATCGCGCATGAACGCCTGCAGCCCCTCGGTCACGTCCTTGACGTACGTCGCCGTGATGCCGCGATCGACCGCCCACTTGTGGCCGGCCTGCACGGCATCCATGACGATGTCGAGCGTGCGAACGCGCGTGACGAACGACCATTTCGGATCGGCCGACAGCGTGCGGTTACCCCACAGACGAGGGCCGCCGTCGCGAATGATCGTCGTGATGAACGAGTTGTTCAGCAGGTTCGCCCGGCACGTCTCGTCGCCGTCGAGGAATTCGATCGGGCGCTTCGTGCCGCTGATCCCGGCGATCTCCTTGTTCGACGGCGACGCCCAGAAACCGATAGCCGCGTCGGTCTGGCAGAACAGGCCGGCCGCGTATGCCGATGCCGGTGCGTCCACGTCGGCGTTCGCCGCCGTATCCCAATACCGCACGCCGGGATCGACCATGTACAGGCGCTTGCTGCCGAAGTTCTTCGCGTACGCGATCGCGGCCTCGTCGGTCGTGTTCGGGCCGTCAATGATCGCGATCGCGCGCAGCTTCGCGGCGAGCGAATCCGCCGCCGTGGCGACCGGTTGCTTGGCCGTATGACCAGGCGCGATCAGCAGGCGCGGCTTGAGGTCGAACAGCGACTTGCCGTCGAGCAGCGCCTGCAGGCCGGTACGCGCACCGCCAGCGGTGACACCGCCGATCACCGCGGACGTCAGCTTCGCATCGTCCTGATCGGTAGCGACGCCGACAGCGACCATCACCGTCTTGCTCTGCTTGTAAATGCCCTGAATTGAGCGCGTGATCGCGCTCGTCTCGCCGAACGCGGCGACCGCGTCGTATTCGCTCGTGATGCGGACAGGCACGTTCGGTGCGACGAGACCAGCACCCGGCGTGTAAGTGTCGACGATGCCGACGACAGACGTCGACGGCACCGCGATCGTGCGCGGGCCGGTATCGACCAGCACGGTCGTTACACCGTGAAAAAAGGAAGTAGCAGCCATTCAGACCTCCGAGAAAGCCACAAATAAAAGGGCCGCTCATCGAGCGGCCCTGCATCGCGAGTGATTGAAAGCGCGCGTCAGGCGGGCGCGATACCCTGTTCGCTGACGGACGGTGGTGGTGATGGCAGCGTGACATCGGGCCAGTTCGGCATTCCGCTGCATTCCCGCAACGACTGGCGATACGCGAGCAGCATCACGAATTGATCGGCCGTCAGGGTCGTCCCGTTGCCAAGCAACTTTTCGTCTTGGTGTCGCGCGACAAGCCAGTCGGTCGCACCGAGAGCCGAGTCGCGCTCGGCGCGCTTGGCGGCGGCGATTTCGCCTCGCGTCGGCGGCGGAGGAACCACTGCGGCAGGCATCCCGGTACTGTCTACGACGAGACGTTTGCCTGCAGACTGAGCGTTGATGAGATCGCGCCACTGCTCGTCACTGATGCCGATGACAGACACTCCCTGCGGAGCCGGACTATCGGCGCAGTCGTAGAACGCGGTGATGTTGCCTTGCGCGTCGTATGCCGCTTGTTTTTGTCCCATCTCTATTTCCCAAAAGCGATCCAAGAGCCGAACTCAGTGCCAGTCCCATAGTTTTGAGCCTGGAACTGCGAGGTAGAAATCGGCGAAAAGTTATATGGCGCATTGCTTCCCGGCGCACCCCGGGAGCCCACGAGCGAAAAGCAGGCAAACGGGAATGCAATCGGGAAGTTGTACGTGTACATGGCACCGGCCGGAATCTGCACGCCACCCCACTGGATAATCAGCCCGCTCGGCAGCTTCTGGTAGCCGTTCGTCACGAGCGCGCCGACCGCTTGCCCGGAAATGACGACCCAGTTCGATCCGTCGCTCACCAATTGCGCAGACTGTGCAACCGTCATGATGTAACTAGACGACGAGTTGTTAGCCGAATAGATCGCTCCGATCGAGGTGGATAGCGTGACCGAATTACTGTTGGCGTTAAAGATCGTGAACACCAGACCCGGAGTCAAAGGAGACGGCAGCGCAATCGAATATCCAGAAGTTCCCCTCGCCTCGATAAACGAGCCCGTCTGGCTTGCGGTAAGCGTTGCCGATGCGGTAAGCGGAACAAAACCCTGAAAGTTGCCTAGCGCCTGCTGCACGAACGCTGTCGTCGCCAACTTCCCGCTATTGTCGAATTGCGCCGGCGTCGGTGCCTTCGGCGTTCCGGTGAAAACCGGCGAATCGATCGCCGCCTTCTTCGCCAGCTCATTCGTGATGGTCGTCGCGAAATTCGGATCGTTGCCGAGCGCCTCCGCCAGTTCTTTCAGCGTATCGAGCGCGGCGGGCGACTGCCCGACCAACTCCGCGAGCCGCTGTGCAAGGTCAGTCTTTGTCGCATATTGCGGGTGCGGATCGACCGCATTCGCGTGCGCGTCCAAGTTACTTTGGCCGGTCTCAACCAACCTCTTGAGGAACCGCGTCCGGTTTGCGAGCTGCTTCGCCTGCAAGTTGTCGATACCGTCCGGACCACCGATGACCGGATCCGACGTCTCGAGCTGGTAAATGCCGTCTTCCCAACGGTCACTTTCAATGAGATTGCTCATGCAATGCTCCCTCTGCTGTACTGTCCATCTCGCCGCGCGACACCGTTATGGCGGATCGGCACGGCGGAGTAATCGAGCGATACAAGCTGACTGCGCGCGGGCGCGTATCGCTCGATCGCCTTCCATAGCCGATCCGCCTGATCGCGCGTGATGTGCTGATCGAGCTTCACGATGTACTCGGCCCACGCGCTCGCCTTGCCGTGCACCTGCTCCCCGTTCCGCACGATCGTGCCGTCACGACGGCGACCGCTGCGGCCCTCGATGATCGTCACCTCACCAAAGCCGAACCGACGAATCACCTCGCGAACCGCCCACGGCGTCCCCTTCTTCCGATGCAGCGCCATCGACCCCTTGATCAGCGCGCGTCGTGCGTCCTCCGACTCCGCAAGCTCCCAACCGTCGACGGCAAGCGCCCACGCAAGCCACGGCAGCCACGCGACCGGGCAGCGATCGGCATCCCACAACGTGCGCAGGATCTCGGGATCCACGCTCGGCCGCATCACCTGCGCGAGCGCGGCTTCAAGCGGCGTCTGATTCGCCGGAAGTAGCGGCTCACGCTTCATCGGCCTTCACCTCGACACGAATGCCCGTGCAGTGCGCAAACTCGCGCGGGCCGCACACGACGTTGTCGACTGGCGTCGACAAATCGAGACCCGTCACGCCGCTATCTGGCGCATGCAGCGCCCCTTCGATTGCGGATTGCGGCATGCCAGCACGCAGCCGCCGCGATTTCGCGACGACGCCGTCGAGCACCTTGCGCCGCGCTTCCCGAACCACGTTCGGATCCGGGCCGCTTCCGACATAGATCAGCGCATCGATCGCGTACTCGATCTTGATCGCAGGCTCGACCAGCACCGTGTCGTTAAGCGGCCGCACCGTCTCGGGCGAGACCTTCGCGCGGACGATGTCGATCAGCGCCTGATCTGGCACGCCGTCCCCCTTCGCCGACATGACGGTCAGCCGCACCGTCCCCGGTTCAGGCCGATCCACCGCGACGTCGAGCACGTCGGCCGAGGCGTCCATCGCGAGCGACCGGTACGCGGCAAACGGGCCGGCAACGGTCGCTCGCTCTGGCGACAACTGGGCGCGAAGCTTCAAGCGCTCGTCCGACTCCATTCGCTGCGGAATCGGCGGGTCGGCATTCGGGTCACCCGGATCGACCACCGCCCGCTCGGTGTCCAATAGCACCGCCAGATGCTCCAGGTCAGCACCCGTCGCGAAAGCGAGCATCGCCGCTCGTGCAGCGTCATTTACGCGCGTGCGGAAACGAATCTCCTCGTAAGCCGCCAGCTCGAGCAGCTTCACCACCGGATCCGATTCCAGCGCGGCCGTCCAGTCCGGATAGATCGCCTCGAAATGCGCTAGCTTCATCTGGTACGCCGCCTCGAAGTCGAGCAGTTCGACAAGATCGGGCGGATCCAGCGAAGCAAGATCGATGATCGTCATGTTGGCACCTCGATTTCAACGGCCGCGCCGTCGTACTCGCCGCGAATCGCGAACGTCACCTTGCCATCGACAACCGACAGCACCTTGACCTGCGCGAGCCTGATGCGCGGCTCCCATCGTCCGATCGCACGCGCAGCCTCGGCTTGCGCGGCAGACACCCATCCGCGCGTAATCGGAAGGTCGACCATCAGCGGGATGTCCGATCCGTACTCGGGACGCTCGCGGCGGCTTCCCTTGCGCGTGCCGAGAATGTCGGCAATGCTCTGTATCAGGTGCGGGACACCGCTGATCGGCCTTCCGGTCCACCTGTCCATGCCGACCAGCGATCCGGACCTGCTCATCCGCGCTCCTCGAGCCGCTTGTAATCCGCATTCGCGTCGAGATAGGCGATATGCGCGGCGGTCGTCGCGACGACTTCGCCGGCAGTAACATGCAGCACGTCGCCGTCTGGAAACACGATCACGCGACTGCGGAACTTCGTGTCGAGATACGTCGCGCGGATCGGTGCATCGCGAGTTGCAGCCTGTGCATTGTCTTTTGCCATCTGTGATCCCCAAAAAACGAAGCCCCGCAGAAGCGGGGCAAAGTGACTTTGCGAATGGACTCGTTACAGCGGCGGCGATACCGGCGCACCGTCGCCCTGTTCCATGTGCGAATGCCGCAGGAACGATTTGCCGCCGATATCGACGTCGCCCGTATAGCGTGCACCGCCGTTAACCTGGACAGCCGGGCCGCCCGCAGCGCCGCCCTTGCCCTGCATCCCACCGTTGAACGTCAGCAGCTTCTCCGTCGTCGTGTTCCCGGTGAACGTCGAATCCGGGATGTCGCCGAGCAGCTGCTGCGTGCGCAGCGTCACGCCGTCCGCGCGCAGCTCCAGCTCGGTGCCGCCGATGCGAAACACGATCCTGCCGCCGGCCGGCACATCAACGCGGTATTCGTGTTTCTCGTGGTCGTACACCTCCGACGCGCCGTCCGGATAGTCCCACGCGGTTTCGGCCGGACTGGTCCGCGCCGAGCCGCCGTGCTGGTCCGAGTAGTAGCCCGGTATCGCATATGCGCCGGCCAGATCGCCGGACGGCGCGACCATCGTTGCCTGCTCGCCCATGGACGGCGGGCGCCAGAAGCGCACTGCGCCCGCAGCAGCCGTCTTCCACGGCATCAGGTCGCTGACCCAAGCGCCGATGCGAACGCGGCACATCGGCGGCTGGTAGGTGACGCCCTCGACGGTGCCATGCTGCACCATGCAAGCCATACGGCGATCGATCTCGCCCAGCTCGTAATCGCTCATGCACCTGCCCCCTGTTCATCCGCCGGATCCCAATACTGCCCTTCACTGCCGGGGCCAACGTCCGGATCGACGCCCCACAGGATCGTCGGCCCGTCCGGGATTTCGCCCAACGCCATGCCGAGTCCGAATTCGTGCGTCCATTCGACGAGCCACACGCAATACGTGTCGAGCTGCGGGCGGAATGGATCCTCCGCAACCTGCACCACTTTGCCGGGCGTGATTGGCAGATCCCACGTCTGCATGTGCACCGCCATCGCGACGCGGGCCGCGACCTCGCGCACGGCCAGCTCCGCCCCCTCGTCGATCGGATCGAACACGATGCGCGCCTGCATGCGCGCGATCAGCGGCACGTCGTCGGTTCCATCGTCGTGACCGGGTTCGAACTCGCTCAGTTCGATCGCGATCAACGGCGTTTCGATCTTCTGACCGAGACGCGGGTACGCCTCGATCCGCTTCATCGCCGGCAGCTTGATACGCAGCCCCTGCTCGATCGCGTCGTGTAGCTGTTTCAGGTTCTCAAGCACGTCGTATCGCCTTCAGTAGTTCGTAGTTCACCTCCTGCTGGAGGATCACCAACAACCTGTCTTCGCACGCCTTCGCAGCGCGGCGGAATGCCGGATCGCCCGTCTGCTGCCATTGAACCGTCACCATCCGGTACGGCATGCGTTCCTTGCCGACGCGCTCGTAGATTGGCCCATCCGGCTGGCGCGTCGATTGCCGCCACGCCCCCTCGAACGACTGGCGTCCCACGCGCATGCCCTTGCGCGTCTTCATCGCGTTGCCGAGGCGATGCGCCTCGATCGGGTTCAGGCCGAGCCAGACCTTGCCGGCGTCTGCCGAGCGCAGGAAGAAATAGATCCGGCGACGGATCACCTTCTGCGGGATCTTCGTCGCCGCCCCGACTTCCTTCGCGGTCTGGCTCTTGATCCACCCTGCCGTCTTGCGCAACGTGCGCCGCCACGCGGCCCGCATCGCAGACGATGACAGCCCTTGCAACACGGCCGTCACCTCGTTGATGTTGATCTCGATTTTTACGTCGTCCATACGCGTTACTGGAGAATGAGGATTGTCCAGCCCGTGCCGTCCGGCTGCGGCTCCAGCACGCGATACCGTTCGCCTTTCGCGATCAGGATGCTGCCCTTGCGAACATTGACGGCATCACGATCCCGCAAATGGAACACTGGCGCGACCAGTTGCGTGCGCTGGCTGCCGAGATCCGGCCCGAGCCACGGCGATGCGAACATCCCTTCGACGGGCTGGCCGTCGATCGTGATATCCGCGTCGCCGAGATCGCGCAGCACGGCCGAGTCGACGTCCGCGATCAGATCCCGGAACGCCATGTCAGGCTTTCAGACGAATACATGCACGCGGGCGCGTGCAGAGGTGGATCGGGTTCGACTGCGCTTCGATCTCGACACCCTTGTTGAACGGCATCAGTTCCTGCCGCGCGTAGTACGGCAGGCCGATCGTATTCACGGCGTCCGTGTAGTCGCCCGGCGCGAAGCGCGAGATGAACAGATCCGGCACACCCTCGGGCACCGCATACGCCTCGTCGGGACCGACGAACGGGACACCGCCCACTGCACCGCGATACCGCTCGAACACGATGCCGTCCAGCTCGATCGAACCGCGCGGATCGCCACGCAGCGCGGCAGCTGCCGCCGTGTTCAGGAACGTTTCCTTGACGGTCGGCAACGTCAGCAGCTTGCGCCAGAAGTTGCTGCCGCAGAACGCGCGCGCACCCGTGAACGGCACATTGCCGAGCGCGTCTTCGATTGCTTCGAGCGTGTCTTCGTTCTTGATCCGGATCTCGGTTTTCGGATTCGACAGCTCGTATTCGACGACCTGCTGCTTGATGCCGAAACTGTCGAGCAGGTTCGCGACGACGCGCTTGCCGTCCGCGTCGAGGATCACGCCGCGAATCGCGCCGAGCCGGTGAAACTCGTGCGTCGCGTCGAGCATGCGCCGCATCTTCGCCAAGCGACGGTTGACATAGTTCTGCAGCGTTTCCAGTTCACTATCCGAGCCGAACGCGCGCAGATTCTGGATCTCGTCGGCCTTGATCGCCGAACGCTGCGGCAGGTGCACCGTGTTGAACGGGATCAGGTTCGGCTTGCTGCCGGCCACGTTCGGCGCAGGCGTGCCGCGTTCCCCTGCTGCAACGAGCGCCAGCTTGTCGCCGTCGCGCTCGATCTGCACGACCGTCGTCGTGATGCCTTCCTCGTCGAACATCCCCGTCGAGCTGATTCGACCGGGCACGTACTCCTGCTCGTTGATCGCCGCGGTCATGGACGACAGCGAGAACGCGTCGTCGTTGAAGAGATTGATGTCTGCCATATCTGTTCCTGAAATACAAAAGGCCGCGCATCGGCGCGGCCTTCGGATGGATGGGTTCCGCTTCGGTTAGCGGATGACGATGTGATGCGATGCGAGATCGTCGCGGCCGGCGGCATCCAGCCCGGTCAGCAATCGGCCGTCGACCTCGGCCAGCCGCATGATCGCGACGCCGCGACGCGCGACGCCCGACTCATGCAGCGGGGCGTACAGGATGCCGCCCGCGACCTCCGCGCCATCCTTGCCGGCGTTGTCGTAGGGCGCGTACTCGCCCGTCGTGATCGCGCCGAGCAGCGTGCCTGCAGCGAGCGCGGGGCCGGCCGCCACCGTGACCGCATCGCGCGAGATCGCGCCCGGCCCTTCGGAAATCAGAAATTCACCGGGCAAGGTGCCCATCGTCTTGATATTCGACATTCAGCGCTCCTTTCAGCGTTGAGAAGTTGCATTGACCACGCGGCGGGCCGCGTAGATGTCCGAGGACCGCACCGTGCGACCACTCGCCTGCGGAATCGGCGTCGACTTCGGGTCCGGCCGGCCGTTCACGGGCTGCTGCGACGCCGTCATGCGCTCGAACAACCGCGCACGCGCCTGGTCCGGCGTCAGACCGCTCGCCACGAACTGCGCGGCCAGGTCCATCTGATTCGCCGCGAGACAGATCCCCGCGATGTCCGTCGCGTTCTGGATCGCGCGATCGACCGTGTCGCGATCACGCAGGCCTGTCGCAGCGATCACGCCCTCCGCGCAGTCGCTCAGGTTCGCTTCGCGCAACATGTTGAATACGTGCGTGGCGAGCGCTCCGACGTCGGGGACAATCGGCGCGGACGGCGCTGGTGGCTCGGGAGGCGGTGCCGGCGGCTCAGGGGCCGGCGCGGGGGGATCGCCAGCCGCGTCGATCGCCGCCTGGACAACATCCGGCACCGACGAGAAACGCGCGAGCAGCGGCGCAGCGTTCGCCGATGCCGCCAGCTTCACCGGGGCCTCGATCGTGTCGCAGAAACCCTTCTCCTTCGCCTGCGCGGCCGTCAGCCACGTTTCCGCGTCCATCATCGCGCGCACCTCGTCTTCCGACAGGCCGCTGCGATTGACGTACGCCGCGAGAATGCCGGCGCTGGCGTTGTCGAGCAGGTCCGCGATGCGCCGGAAGTCGCCGGCCTCACCCGCCGCGATCGTGTGCGGATGGTGAATCATCAGCATCGCGTTTTCCGGCATCTCGATCTCGTCGCACGCCATCAGCACCAGCGACGCGGCCGACGCCGCGATCCCGTCGACTCGCCCCTTCACCTTTCCTTCGTAGCGCCGCAGCGCGTTGTAGATGGTGAAGGCGTCGAACACGTCACCGCCCATCGAATTGATCGCGACGATGATCGACGATGCGCCCGCTGCGGCCGCGTCGAGCTGCGAAATAAATCGCTCCGCGTCGACGCCCCAAAAACCGATCTCGCTGTAGATCCGGATCTCGGCCACCTTGCCGCCATCCGCGTTCGCCTGCGCACGGATGTCCCACCATTTCCGATTACGTTTCACCTTCACCTCCCGTCATGTCCGGCCCGCTGTCGGCAGGCACCTGTGTGTCATAGCGAAGCCCGAGCCGCTGCTCGCGCGCCTGATCGGCCGCATTCTCGACGTCCACCTGCTCGGGGTCGTCGCCTCGGGCCAGCACTGCGCCCGTCCGGCTCGCCAGCCCAGCCCGGATCTCCATCCGTTTCGCCGTGACGTCTTGCACCGGATGGATGTACGGCCAGCCCTGCGGCACCCATCGCACACGCAGGTAATCTCGGCGCGTACGGTAGTAGTCCGGCATCGGCATCGCGCCCGACAGCGCGCACGCGTCGACCCACCAGCGCCATACGGGCCGGCAGAACTGGTGGATGAACACGTTCCACTGAAGCTGCTCAACCGAGCGGCGAAATTCGTTCAGGATCACGCGCAGCACGCGGTCGCTGACGTCGCGCAGATCACCGGTTAGCACTTCGTACGGCATGCCGACCGAAGCCGCTGCCGCCATCAGTTGCTGGCGCATGAATGGTGCATAGTCGTTGCCCGCGCCCGGCGGGGCCGCAAACCTCACGTCCTCGCCCGGTGCCAGTTCCTGCATGCCGCCCGGTTCAAGCGACACGACCGGCGAGAAGCCGTCGACATCGGTCTCGATCGGCCCGCCCGTCACCGGATCACCGAGCGGCCCCAGCTCGGCGTGCGGCTTCACGATGAATCCCGCAAACAGGTTGCTGACCTCCTGTCGGAACAGCACGGCGTCGTCGAAATTGTCGAGCGAGTGCAGCCGCAGCAGCACGGTCGACAACTCGGGCACGCCGCGCACCTGGCCGGGCCGCAACGCGAGGAAAACGTGCGCGATCTCGTCGGCCGGCACGCGGACCGTCTGCGTGCTGTCGACGCTCGCGCGGTTGTACTCGCCGGGGTGTCGACGCAGTAGGTGATACGCGACGCGTCGGCCCTCGTCGTCGTACTCGACGCCGTTCACGATCTCACCACCCGGCACCCGTTCGTTCTTGCAGACGGGCAACAGGTCGCCTTCGAGGAGCTGGATCTGCATCGGCACGGCCAGCCCGTCGCGACGATTGCGGAGCCGCCGTCGCACCAGCACCTCGCCATCGCCGAAGAACGTGCGGGCTGCCAGCGTCTGCAGGCCAGCCCAATCGGCCACACCGTCCGCGTCGATCTCCTCGCCGGTTTCGTCCCAAAGTTGCTTTTGGCGCTTGCGGGTCGCGTCGTCCGGATGCTGCGGATGCGCCTGAATGCCCGAGCCGATCGTGTTGGAGACGAGGCGCGCGATGGCGGTCTTCGCCCATGGATCGTTCCGGATCGCGTCGCGCGCGCGGTGCCGCAGCAGCGGCAGGTTCTGCACCGCCGCTGCATTCGGCCCCGCACCGGACACCTTCCACGACTTCGCCCGCGCCCCACCCGTGCTCGCCGACTCGTATGCCGCCGCCTTCAGCCGGGTCGGCACGACGAAGCCACGCTGCGACAGCATCGGATAGGTTCGGCTCATCGCACCCCCTTGCCGGCGTGTCGCAGACGCACCATGCGCGACCGGCCGCTCGCGCCATCGAGCGCACGGATGATCTCGGTCTGCGCCGCGCGCAGCTCGTCGATCGAGCGATACCGCACGCGACGGTCGGCGTACTGCACCTCCATCTCGCCCTTGGCGATCGCCGACTGGATACGTTCCAGATCCTGTTTTGTGTATGCCATGCGATTCCTTCGTTTAGCGGCGCTTCAGATACGTCGAGCGCCCAACGCGACGGCCCTGAATGCGCGAAACCCCGCTCGGGGGCGGGGTTTCGATTGGTTTCGCGGCCGGCTGTACCGGCTCGGTCGGCTGCGGCGGATCTACATCTGTCCGCTCGGCCGGCAACGTGTCGATCGGCAACGCGGACGGCAGCGCTTCCAGTATCGGCACGGCTTCGAACAACGACACCTGCGACACGCGCACCTGCTCGACGCGCCAGTGCGCCTCGGTCATCAGATGGGTTTTGACGCTGCGCGCCGCGTGCAGCGCGTAGACCTCGCAGTCGAGCGCTTCGTTACGCCCGCCGGCCTTCTTCTGCCAGACGCGCTTCGTACCGGTGCGGCCCGGCACCTTGACCTCGGCCGTCACCTGCGCGAGATAGTCTGAACGCACGCCGACATACCAATGCATGCGCCCCGGCCCGTCGCCGTCGAGCTTCAGCCGGTTGTCGAGGATCAGGTCTTTCGCCTTGCTAACCCCGACCATGTACGGACGCAGCCCGTACTTCGCCGCCTTGCTGTTGTTGCGCGTCGAATCGACCGACGCCTTCGGCACACTGAAAATCTCCGCGTTGACCTCGGTACTACCCTTGATCGCCAGCACGTTCAGTCCGGCCCTCTGCGCGGCGCGCACATATTTGTATACGGCGTCCGACGTCGAGCCGTCCGACGAGTCGATCGACGTCGCCCGAATCCGCAGCATGCCGCCGCTTTCGTGCCGGTAGCCGTGCGTCAGCAGCGCGGTCAACGCGCCCCATACACCGCCCGACAGCGGATCGGCTTCTTGATGCAGCACGTTGCCGTGAATCTCGTCCCACACGACGAGCCAACTTTCCTCGCCCCGCCCCCATGCGCGCAGGATGATCGCAAGCCGGTCGTGCTGGACGTCAACGCCGAGCGTCAGCAGCAGCCCGCCGGCCGGCACCGTGAATGCCGCGTACGACATCGCACGTTCGGCCAGCACGTCCAGCTCGGGCAGGTCGCTCTTGTATTTGTAAGCCCGCCCCTGCGAGTTGTTCACGAACGCACGCATCTTTGTGTCGTCGCCCTCGCGTAGCGCTTTCTCGGCCGTCAGCCACTTTTTGACCAGCTCGGCCATGCGCGAGCCGGGAAACGGCGAGACCAGCTCGTTCAGCCGGAAGCCGGCGACGCCATGAAACGATGCCGTCGCGACCCATCGCCCGCGCCGGACCGCACGCACGCGCGCTGGATCGTCCCACAACGAACCACAATGCGGACACGTATAGCGAGCCGAATCCGGCCGCGCACGACCGAACACCTCATGCGCGACGTCCGCGTCCTCGCTCCAGGTCACGTTCTCCCACGCTAGCTCATGCTCCTCGCCGCAATCGGGACACGGCACCAGATAGATGCGCTGATCCGACGTCAGATACGCCTGCTGGATACGCGAAAAGCCGTCGACGGTCGGCGTGCCGCCAAAAATAACTTTGCGCCGGCTATCCGAATAGCTCTTGTTCCGTTCCTCCAGCAGCGTGATCGAATCGCCCTGCTCGCGCACGTTCGTGTTCGCGTCGTCCGGTTCCTCGACCGCGACGATCGGGGCCGGCGTCGACTTCACGTCGTCCGGCGCGTTTGACGTGATGAACTTCAGGAAGCCACGCGGGAACGTCTTGTGATCCCACAGGTTGTTCTTGTCACGCGCCGCGTGCACGGGCAATTTCGCCGACAGGCGGGGCGTTACCTCGACCATCGGCTCGAATTTTTCGAGGTTGAACTTCTTCGCGGACTTCTCTTTCGCGAACATGACGATCATCGGGCACGGGTCGACATCGATCCGCTTGCCGATGTAGTTCAGCAGCACGCCGTCCGTCCACGCGACCTGCGCGGACTTCATGCACACGATCTTCTGCACGGTCGGATCGTCAAGCGCTTCGTGCATGCCGAAAACCCATGGCGTGATATTCGGGTTATAGCGGCCCGGCGTCGCCGTCGCCTTCGCGCTCATCCTCCGATGCTTGCGCGCCCATTCCGTCGTCCCGATCCGCTCGGGCGGACACAGAAGCTGAGCGATCCGGCGAATCACTGCCCGGACCGTCTGCGTCGTATTCAGAAAGCTGCTGAAGGCATCCATAGACATGCTCGTTCAACCATTCGACGTCGACCTCGACGCCGTATAGTGTGCGTAGCTCCTGCACCAGCTTGTCGGGCAGCGCCAGCAATTCCGTTTGAAATGCGCCGACCATCTGGCCGTACGCCTGTTCGAGCTGCGCCGCGTTGACGAGCTGGCCCTTCTTCTCCGCCAGCGTCAGCAGCTTAATCTCGCGATCGACGCGCTCGGTCATCGCGCGTTCGGCGACGAGATCGATGCCGGTCTCGCTCGCGCGGCCTGCAGCGATCTCGCGTAGGTGGCGAATGTATGCGATGCGGATCTCGTCGATCGACGCCGCACGGTAATCGAGCCGAACCTTGTCGACGAACCGCGAAACGGCCGACTGATCAAGGTCCAAATGCTCGGCGATCTGCTGCTGAGTCGGCATGAATATGACCCCCTATGGAAGCTCGCCAGTAGAGAAAAAACGCGGGTGCGAGCCCCCGCGTGTTGGCTCGCACGTAGGGTCCCCACCTGCTCAAAAAATAGGCAGACCCGCACCTTCCGCGAGATCCACGATCGCACGGTCGTCCGCCCGGTCCATCGCCCACACGATGCGGTCCATCACATCTTCAAACACGAAGCACCGCGCAGTAGCGCGCCCCATGCCTCGGTCTTCGTCCCACATCGACCAGATTTCGCTTGGCCCGACGGCCGACTCGCTTCGCATTTCTGCGCCCCAATGCAAAAAGCCCCGAGGGCTTTCGCACTCAGGGCTTTCAGATGATCAACAGATTCGTTGAATCCAGTATTACTGCGGCTCCTTGGATTTCAGTACCTTCGCGGCTCTGGCCAATCCAACCAACCCCAAAACGGTGTCGGTATGCGACATCCCGCTATGTCGGCTCACTACGTAGTGCGGCCCACAAGATGCGAAGTCGATCTGTTCGCCGAGCTTTTCCGCCACCCTCGTACACACTTCCAGAGCGTCAATACCGGATTCACGAATGCCATCCTTTCGCAACTCCTTCGTGAAATACCATGCCTGCTCAGCCAACTTGTCGCCCGGTTCAATCATCACCTTCGACGCTGCCGCCAATACACGCTCCGTCTCGACTACCTCCGGAGCACTCGACTCCACATTCCGGTCGAATACCAACTCCGCAAGTTTATGCCCCATCGTCATCGAAGAAGGATCGGGCGGGTTCTTTCCGCAACCGACACAAGCCAGTGCAATTGCAAAGCCAATCGCATTCCGTTTCATAGCGCCCCCGGTTATTTGGTTGCGCGCATTCTACGCCAATGCCTTCAGTTTCCTTTCTGCCAAGCAAAAAGCCCCGAGGGCTTTCGCACTCAGGGCTTTGGAATTCATTTCGTAGGGGCGAGCGCCCTCCCACCAGATCCCGACAGACTTTTATCGTTGTTGGTCGCGGCGCTCCCGCGATTCAATGCGCCTGTCGGGCGGAGGTTGCGACACGAGTGTGCGGTCGCTCACGTATCCAGTGACGCGGTAAAGGATGTGCGAAGTGTAAGCGATCCGCTCTTGAAATGGAATACGTTTCATCCTCGCAATTGCCGGCGCATTGTGTCGGACACCGATCCATCCACGTTATCGAGCAACGCAAGCATGTCGTGGAAGCGCCACGACCAATTGCGCCGATACTCGACGAGCGATACGCCAAGCGCATGTGCGCGGCCCGCATCGTCGATTGGCCGTTTGCCGGAACCCGAGCAGTCAGGGCAGATATGCCGGCCCTTGGAATCTGCGGCCGGCGTCGCAGTAACGCGCCCCATACCGCCGCATTCATCGCACGGTTCGTATTCCCGAAACACCAGCGGACCGTTACGGCCGCTGAAGAATGGGATGCGCTCCTCGGAGATACACACGCGCCCACTCCCGGCGCACACGCTGCACGATTCCGCTGCCGGCGTTGCGACTCGCACGCGACGCACGACACCGCGCCCCCCGCACTCGACACACTGGTCGTTCACCCACTCGTCCAGCAAGCGAAGCGCGAACCGCTCGACGATATCGACGTTCGCGCGCTCGACCGCATGCCCCGCACGCTGATCGCGGCGCTCATCTCGCGTATAGCCCGTGAAGCGGGCACGTTTGAAGCGGCCCGACCTCCGGATCATCTGCGCCAACAGCAACGATGCGCGTCGAATCATCGCAGGCGTCGCCTGCGGCCCGGCCTTTATCCGGATCAGCAACCGACCGAGATCGTTCGCAAAGGCCAGTGCGCCCAAAGTAACTTTCGGATCGGCAATCGGGTCGGTGAACTGACCACGAACGCTCATCGCTACACCCGCCCGCTCTTTCAAATCGATCATGACTCTCTCCAATACGTCCTAACGTCCCAATGTCCCAAGGGAAAAGGCTTGCAGGGGCGCGCGCCCGCGCGACATGCGCCGCCTACGTCGCGCACGTCGCACGCACATACGCGCACACGTGGCGGGCTTTGGGACGTCGGGACATTGGGACGTCCACAGCGCGCCAAAGCTGGCGCAGCAGCGCGCCGAACATGCCGACACAGCGCGCAAAACCATCACAGCGGGCTATCGTCATCGCCCGCAGCCACCGCTTCCAAGACGCGCTCCGGTTCGTGTTCGTCCCGCACGTAAAACCAGCCACGCGATCCCGTCGATTCCCGCTTGCGCACCCAGCCGAGGGATTTCAGCGCCTTGCCGATGCGGCGCTGCTCGGGCAGCGTCCACTTCGACGAATCGAGCTTCAGGACATCGCGCAGGATCTCCTCCATCGTCGTTCGGGCCGCATACTCCAGTTGCTTGCCGATCACATCCTCGTACACGTCACCTTCGTAGCGCTCGGCCTGCTCGACCTCGAACAGCGGACGCTCGGCCTCGGTCACGTGCCACACGACACCTTCGCGGTACAGGTGCACGGCCTCGGCCCAGAGCTGATCTCGCACGCGTGCAATGCCGTCGATATCAACCAGCCCGCCGCAACGCAGCGGCCAGTAACGCCGGTTGCCCGATTCATCCTTGAGGTACGCATCGAAGTTGACCGAGCCGGCGAACACGCACTGACGATGGACGTCCGTCGCACGCTTGCCGTAGAAGTTTCGGAATCTGTCCGTCTCGGTCGCGAAGAAGCTCTTTGCGGCCGACGAGTCGGTCTTGTTGAGCGAGTCCAGCTCGGCCAGTTCGATGATCCACTTCCCGGCCATGACCGCGTACGTGTCCTTGTTACCGATCTGGATCGGCGTGTCGGTGAACCATTGCTTACCGGCAAGCACCTTCAGCGCGGTCGATTTCCGCCAGCCCTGCCGGCCTTCGAGGATCAGCACGTTGTCGACCTTGCAGCCCGGCTCCACAACGCGCGCAACGGCCGCGATCATCCACTTCATGAAGGCAAGCTGCACATACTCGCTGTCGACGACGTGCAGGTACTTCGACGGCATCGCGCGCACGCGCTCGACGCCGTCCCATTCGAGACCGTTCAGATACTCGCGCACGTCGTGGAAGTGGGTCGCATCGGCAACCAACAGCACCGCGCTCATGACGATGTCCGGCCGCACCGAGATCCCATACTTCTGCGACAACCAGAGCGTGCACCGATAGTCGTCCATGTCCGTCCATTCGCCCGCAGCGCCTTGCGGGAATGGCGGCGCCTTACGCTTGACGACGCGGCCAGCGAAATCGTCCTGCGCAATGATGCCCTGCCATGCCTTGTGATTCGACAGGATCAGGTGGACGTTACCGAGCGTCGGCAGCAGCGTGCCCTTGTCGGACCGCGCGAGATCCCGCTCCCACGTGTGAGCGCCACTCTCCACTTCGTGACCGTGCCACGGATCATCTTCTGCGGCAGCGGACGACGCGGCCGGCGCGGGCACATCGGCCGGAACGTCGGTCATGGCCGGCTGTATCTCCTCGTTCGCTGGCGCGAGAACGGCCAAGATGGCCGACTGGAGCTGTCGCTCGACAACGCCGATCCCTTCCTCGACGTGCAAGTCGTTGAAATCGGTCAGCTTGCGCTCGCCGCGATTCGTGAACGCCGGATGCACGACGCTGACGCCGTCGACGGCTGCTGCCGCTTCGTGCGCCCGTTTCAGGCCCGCGTTCTCGAATCGCTTCCGGCGCTGCGGCATCACGTCATTGCCGTATGTCACCTCGACATACGCGACGCCGTTCTCGTCGACGCGCTCGTGCGCTGCGACCATGTACCACGTGTTCTTCGCTTCGATCCGGATCGGGGACGCTTCGTAGACCAGCTCGCCTGCGAACGCGAATTCCTCCGCGAGCCACTCGCGCATGCGCTGCTCGATCTTCCAGTCGTCATCCGCGCAAACGAGAATGTGCACATCCGGATACGCGGCGCGCAGATGCTGTACGGCCGGCAGAATGCCGCCCGCATCGAAGCACACCGACAGCGCAAAGGCTTCACGTGTCGCCATGCGGATCGATCGGCCTGTCGCGTAACCTTCGGCAACCAGCACCATCCTGTCGTCCGCCGCGACGTCGCCGAGCAGGTACGCCGCCCCCTTCTTCTGCATGCCCTTGTTGAAGCGCTTCGCGCCGTCCGGCGTGATCTTTTGCAGACCGACCAGACGCGGCTCATCGTCGCCATACTGGAACATTGGCACGAACATCGTGCCTTCGCCGTCGAATCGGACGCCCTCTGGCGTGATCTTCTTGCGGTCCAGGTACGCGGAGGAACCGCGCTCGTCCGCACGGCCCCACTGGTCATGCGCGCGGTTCGCTGCGAGTTTCGCCTTCCGAGCATCACGCTCGGCCTGCTCGCGCTCGATCGCTTCCTGTCGACGACGTGTTTCCGCCAGTACCTCGTCGCTCAGCGGGGCACCGTCCCATCGAAAACGCTCGGTGCCGGGATCGTCGCCCGAAAAATGGCCGAAGGTGCCGGAGTACCCGATCACTGCTCCCTTGCTCACAACTTCGCGGAGCTGATACCAGTACTTCTTGCGCGGACCATAGCGATGGTGCTTACCGTCCGCGATTGGGTGGCCGGCCGGTAACGGATGGCCGGCTGCCGCGAGTTGCGCGCGGATCTGGTCTAGCGACGACATTCAGCAATTCTCCTTTCCAGTTCACGTTGATGGAGGGTCGAGCGCCACGCCTTCCGGCCTGCGCTGTACACGTCGGTTCCGATCGTCTTGCGTTGCGGCATCGAATGCCGGCGGCGCAGGCCGCTGCTGACGCTCTGCAAAGTCACTTTGGTCTCCGGTTATTTGCCGCGTAGCCGACGCCACTCGGCGGACATTTGATCGTCGAATGCGGAAAGGTCGGCCGCGCAAAGCTGGCCGACGATCTGGTCGCGGAACGCGTGGCGTTCCGCCTTGGTAGGCAGCGCCGCACACGAACGGGCGGCGACCCCGATGAACACGTTGACCTTGCCGGCCCGCCCTGCTTCCGCGAGGAACACGGCGAGGCGATCGGGGAAAGTCGATATGAGGTCCGAGAGGAATCGGCTGACCTGATCCGGAGCGTTGTCGAATCGATAGGCGAGCGCGGTCGTGGCGCAGGCGAGCTGCTGCCCATACACGCAGCACAACTCCACCTGCTCGCGCCACACGCGACAACACCCCATGCCGGGTTTGAATCGCTCCATATCAGCGGCGACGGCGTTTCGCGAGGTTGCGGGCCGCGTGGATCAGTCGCTGGAACAACCGCTGTCCCTTGCGCCCCGTCGCGATGATTTCCTCGGCTTTGCGGTCGTCGATCCGATGATCTTCGAGCGCACGCGTGACGTCGTCAGCAACGCGGCCGACGTGCGCCTGCAAGTGCAACGCGGTCGAGACAAGGCGCATCGTGCCCGGCTCGACGGCATCCTCTGCCCCGTGGTCGTCAACATGCTCGGCGACCAGTCCGAAGCGCGCGTTCAGCGCATGCAGTGCATCAAGCGCGTGCGCGGTCGCTTCGGACTTTTCTTGCATCCACTCGACGAGCAGTTCGAACATCTCCATCGACAAGCGGCTGTCACCGACGCCGCGCAGGCGAAGGCGCAGCGACTCAGTCGTGACATTCTTCCCGCGTCGCACGGTCAGGTAGTTCGCCGCGTCGGCAACGCCGCCGGGCGTGTTGCGAACGGACGTATAGAGCACGTCCAGCCATTCAGTGCTGTCGTATCGGCAGGTCATATCGGGGCTTTGGGATTGAGCCGCTTTCATGCTGTCGCGGCGGAGTCGCATTACTTACGATTCAGGAAGCAACGGTTCGGGCGGGAATCAGTTCCCCACTGCTTTCGGCCGGTGCAGATGCCTCAACTTTGACGAAGTAGTCATGAAGCGCCTGCACATTGGACACGCGCGGGTCAGTTACTCGGGAGAGGGCAATCTTCGTCAGCGTGTCGTACGGCACCCCGGTCTCCTGCGCGATGCGCCGCCACTTGCCCTTATTTGCTTGCAGCTTCGCGATGACGCATTCCAACCAAGAACCTACGCACTGACTCATATCGTTCCCCCAATTAGGTGCGGATCGATTTTAAGTCTTATTTGGCTATTTTTCAATCCACCAACAACCAAGGAAAAGTAACGAATGTCTAGCCATATTTGGCAACATCGAGACATGAACAAGATGCCCGCCCGCGAAATCCTCGCGCTCAAACTGACGCGCCTGATGGACACCCACCCAACGCTCAACACGCAAGGGAAAGTTGCCGCGCGCGCGGGACTCGCCCAGCGCACGGTCGGCCGCATGAAGAACAACGAAGCCGACCCACAACTCGGTCATGTGGAGGCAGTTGCTCACGCGCTCGGCGTGTCTCTGGTCAGTTTGATCTCGGACGAAAGCGTTCGCGAAAGTGCGCTTCAGTACGACACGGACGCCGTTGCACGCCTCTCCGACGAAGATCGAAAAAAGATCGAGTCGTATATCGAATTCGTTCTGAGCGCGAGCGGCGAAGCAAGTAAGCGGGGCGGGGAGACAGTGAATATTTCAGAAACGACGGCAGCGACCAAGGCTCAGGCAGCATCCGTGCGGCGGGCGGCTCAACGACCATTATCAAACAAAACGTTGAGCATCAATGAAGAACAAAGCCACGCAAATGAGGGAAAGCGCGGGCATCGCTAGCCTGTCCGCCTATCGCGAACATAAACTCTACTCGACACCCCACACACCTCCACCGCCTGATCACGACCGGGTTGCGACCACCCGAGACGCCCTGCTGGGCGAGATCAATTCACGCAATTCCCCTGTCATTGCATATGCCGCTGTGCTCATGTCGGAGAACGGCGACATCACCCTATCAGCCGCCGGGATCGAACCAGAATTCGCCCCAGCAATTCAGTCTGGCCTTAGTCGCATCAAGAAGCGCATCGACGAACACACCGGCCACCGCCCCCACCGGCGGAATCATGCAGGATTCGCGAGACTGCTCCCCCTTGTTTCCGCAGCAATCCTCGCCGCGACATACATCAACGTCGTGCCTTGGTTAGACGTGGCTCTCTCTGCTGCCGGCCAAGTATTGGCCGGCGTTGCCGCGAAACGACACTCCGACGAAAGCGACACGATCCCAGACAAATAAGGCGTACCCCAAGCATCATCCGCGTACTGACGCCACGACAAATAGTCATATTTGTCTTGACCATGTAAGCCTAATAAGACTAATCTCCGGGTTGCGCAATGCCGCGTACACCTGGAGATCAGCAATGAACCCTACCGATCTGCACACGGAAGTCCGTCAGGACTGGCTCCGCGACGAACAAACACCCCGTGTCACGCCGTCCGAGCCGGCCCGCCAAAGCAACTTTGAGAAGTCTGCGATCTTCCGCTGGACCCTCATCGCGGCCCTGCTGTTCATCGCCGTCAACGTATTCCAAGACGGCCCGGCCGATGAGCCGCCGACCGCATACCGCGTAACCGTCTGAACCGCCCCGACCCTGCCGGGGCAATCGGCCCCGGCGTCATGGAGACCTGCCATGCCGAGAATCAAAGTCAAAGCCAAGCCTCTTTTCGATGTCGAGCGTCGCGACACTCTGTCCCTGCGAACCGTCGTTCGTTACGACCGGAACGCGAAGCGCCCGACAACGCCAATTCTCGTCGGCAAGTACGTCGTCGCTCGACGCCCCCTTCCCGACAGCCTGCACACGCTTTACATGATCCTCGACGGGGCCGAGATCGCCGGTACGCAGATCTCGATCCCGAGCGAGGCTGACTGCGCCACGGCGATCAAGCGCCTGCGCGACGCAAAACGCGCAGCAGGCGTCGCAGCATCCGAAGCGATCGCCAAGGCGAAGAAGTCGCGTAAGCCGCGCGCATTCACGATCCGGGAGGCAGCATGACGCCAGCACGGGCACATTCCGCACAGCCGCTCAATCCGTTTGTGGACCTGACGGCCGGCCAGCGCGCAGACCTCACCATTCGCATCCTCGACGTGTTCCGCCGTCTGACGCGCGCGATGACGTCCGACGAGGTCTGCAGGACGCACTTCCCGGATATGGCGAGCGTCGCGGCACAGCACATTGACAAGCTCGCTCGCGGCGGACTGCTTCGTCGCCAGCCGCGCCCTCACGATCTGCGCTTCGTGTACTGGCTGGCCGGCTCTGATGCTGCCCCGCCGCTTCCGATCCCGTGCAAGCAAGCGGACGGCACGTACACCAGCGCCCCCGACGACACGTTCAAGCCCCGACGGGCGGCATACGCGGCAGTCACCGCCGGCTCGATGCACACGCGGCCCGCGTTCCATCCGATCGTCACGCGCAACCAAGGGAGCCACGTCGCCGTCTCGTTCCCGCACCTGTATCCGCTCGAGGTCAAGGCCGACTCTCTGCAAGACTCCGCCGCGCAGGCGTTGCGCTATCTGCGCCTGTTCCGTCAGAGCATCGACCTCGAAGTCGCACGCCTCGAACAGCTCGTTCAACGCCGGAGGATCGCATGATGGACGACCGCACCCAACCTCTCGATCTGACCGCACCGATTCCGACCGGGAACATCAAGGCCGCAGCAGCCGCAGCCGGCGCGACGTCGGCAGACCTGTGGATGGTCCCCTATGGCCAACTCCACTATGACCCGGCCGACAACATCCGACCGGTCGACCCCAAATGGGTGACGCACCTCGCTACCCTTATCATCGAGAACGGGTACGACAAGGGGTCGCCGCTCCATTGCTACGCGCGAAAGGTCAACGGGAAGGATCTGCTTTACGTGTACAAGGGGCAGCACCGCTATCTCGCAGCCGGCAAGGCAATCGAAGCCGGCAAGGACGTCGGCAAGATCCCCGTCGTCGTCCGCGACGCCAAAACCGTCAACCGTGCTGACATGGTGATCGACGGCTATCTCAGCAACGACAGCAAGCATTCGTCGCCCCTTGATTTGGCTGCGGCCGTCGCCGAGCTGCGCGACATTCACGGCATGACCCTTGCAGCGATCTGCAAACGCCTGAACGTCACGGACCAGACGATCCGCGACGTCGGCCTGCTCGAACGCGCCCCCTTCGAACTGCATCAGATGGTTCGCGACGGCGCGGTCGCCGGCACGCTCGCGATCGAACAGATCCGCGAACACGGGGCAGACAAGGCACTCGACCGGCTGCAGAAAGGCGCGGCGAAGGCCGCTGCGTCCGGCAAAGCCCGCGTGACGAAGAAACACCTCGACGCAGCACCCGCACGTTCGACGGCCGCGGACGCCCCTGTCGAGGCACAGGCGCCAGCGCAAACGCCCGCCCGCGCGACCGCGCCCACCAAGATCAGTGAGAAGCAGTCAAAGCAACTTTTGCAGGCGCTGCAGGCCGTGCTGCACGACGGCGGCTTCGACAATCTGTCTCGACCGACCATCGACGCGGTTCACGGAGCATTGATGCCCCTTGCCGATCTACTCGACACCCCCTCATCTGGAAAGGTCTGGCCGATCTCGGAGCCGGACGAAAACGGCTGCTGCGAGCCGGCCGATACAGTGTGCGGACCTGAGCGGGCCGGAAGAATCAAGGGGCCGCTCGCTTACATTCGCGTCGCACAGCCTGCACCCGGCGCATGGATTTACTCGATCGAATACAACACCGGCACCAGCTTCGCGAGCGACCCGCTGAAGATGTCGTCCGCATCGCTCGTGGTATGGACGCGCGTTCAAGCTATTCGCTCGGGCGCAGCAAAGCTCATCAAGATGATCAAGTCTCCGGTCCACGGCAGAACGAAATCGGAACAGGCAGCCTTCAAGCGAATTCTCGCGTGGGCGAACGAGACTATCGCTATGCCCGACCCCGACTGGAAACCCGAGTTTGCCAACGCGACGGCCAAAGGGAAACGACCGGACGTGACCGGCGTACTGGAGGCCATCGAAGAGAAGCGCCGACTCACGTCGAACCGCGCCCTGCTGGATTCCGCATTCCCGACACAGAAGGCAAAGCCCGGCCTCGACCCTGCATCCGCATGGCCGTTCCCGAAAGGAGCCGCAAATTGACCTCGCGCCCGGCCCCTTCTACCCCACGTCCGCTGCCGCGAAAGCGGGAACTCGCGAAGAAGCGCCCGGCTATCGCACTGGCGAGCGTCAACGGCACTTCGATGCAGGCGGACTGCGGCGGGCTGACGCCCGCAAAAGCAATCCAGAAGGACGAAGCGCCGCTCGCGCGGCGCAAACCTATCCAGACGAACGAAGCCTTGGCGGAAATCCGCCAAGGCAGGCTCGCACGGCTCGACGCCCTTCGCATCCAGATCCGCTCACTGATCACCGAGATCTCGCACGCGGCCGATGTCGAGCTACTCGACCTGATGGCTGATGAGGTCGGCTCGTTCGCCCGCCACCGGGCTGCACAGGACGCCCGCACATGGGCCGCAACCGCCGGCATCACGCTCGAGACGGGACTGATGCAGCTCGGCCGCGCCCTGCCGCCCGCAAACGCTCAAGGAACCAACCATGTCTAAAAGCATGAAAGCCGAACTCCGCCGCGTCGTGGACCTTCTCGATACCGAACTGGGTGATTCCGACTCAGTGGTGGAAGGCATGACGCATGAGGAAATCGAAGATGAATACCCCGTCTTCGCTGCTATGCAGATCGTCGTGTCTCTCTGGGAAGCAATTCCTGACGACGAAGCGACCATGCCGAGTAACGCAGCACTGACGGCCGCTCAGCGAGCCGCGATCGAATTCGCGCTCGGCGCATGCGCCGGCCACCGGGCCGGGGAGCCGCACGTTGCAGCGCTGGAATCCCTTCTCGCCACCAATCGCGCCGCTGGCGGCGAAACGCATCACAACGATCCGCAAGGGGGCTTCATCGCATGACGGTCGCAATGAAGCCGATCTATCTGGACATCGACTCGGTTTCCGCAGCAATCTCGCTCTCGCCTGCGGTCATTCACAAACTGGTCCGACAAGAGCAGTTCCCGAAGCCGCGCGCGTTATCCGGCCGACGCGTCGGCTGGCTTACACGGGAAGTCGAAGAGTGGGCGGAAGCACGGACGCCGTCCGAGTTCCTGCCCCCGCCTAACTGCGGGACCGGCCGAAGGAAGGCGACGTCTGATGTGCCTGCGTAACCGCCTCCAGCTTCTCGTCCAGTTTCACCAACCAGTGCCGGCGCTCGGCATCGTAGCTGTGACGGTTATAGATACCGCCAACACCCGGCAACATGTGCCCGATGATCGCCTCGCCAATCTCGTACGGGCACCCGAGCGCCGCCAACATCGTGCGTGCAGTCCGCCGCAGATCGTGCGGTGCCCAATGTGCGACAGGTAGACGCGGCCGGTCCTGCTCCGGCCGCGTCTCACTATAGGGCATATGGAAATGGACGGCCTGACCGAACACCTTCTGCTCCATATGGCCACCCCGCTCTGCAGGAAACAACCACCCCTTGCCGTAACGCTCGCGACGTCGACGCACAATAGCGTCCGCGCGCCCGACCAATGGCACCCGCAGATCCGTCGCGCTCTCGTGCCGCGCATTTTTCGTCTTGGCCTTGGGAATCGTCCACCACAAGCCATCCGGCTCATCGGTGATCTCCGTCCCCTCCATCGCAGCAATTTCGCCACCGCGTGTGCCGGTCCAAAGGTACAACGTCAAAGCATCCTCGACGTTACGGCTGAAGTTTGGTAGCCAGTTGACCAGCACCCCCGCCTCGACGTCACTCAGAAATCGCTTTACGGTTCCGATGGGTTGCCCCCCGATCCGCCGGCCTTTGCTCCGCAGCCGCCCCCGCATGATCTGCCGCCACCAATTCGGAGTCGACTCCAGCAACCGGCCGGCGTCGAGCGCATAGTCCCACGCAGCGCCCAGCTCCAGGCGGAGCTTTGACGCCTGCACCGGAATATGGCGAAACGAATCAATTTTGCTGAATGCGCGCTCGCGCGTCAGTTCAGCGGCCGGTAGCTCGGCGATATCCCCAATCATCGTCCTGAACATTCGGGCAACCTCAGCCGCCCCCTTCGATTTGCGGTTGCGCTCGACGTGCCCCTCCAGGTATGCCGTACAGACATCGCGCACTGTCAGCGAATCCCCTTGCTGTACCATTACGCCGACAGAGTTGTGTGCTTGCCGCTTGGTCAGCGCCGGGTCGTTGCCTGCGTTGCGCTCGTCTCTCAGGCGCTCCCACTCAACGGCCGCCACCGCGATGGAAAGCGCGGGCCATTCGCCGATTTTGATTTGTCGCATGCGCCCGTCGACGGGCGACTTGTAACGGTAAATCCAGCTACGGCGCGACGTTGTCGCCTGCAGCCGAAGGCCGGGACAACCGTCGATATTCAGATGTGCACCGGGCAAAAGTTGCTTTGCCGTCCGGGCGTCAAACCGCAT